TTACTGGATGCGCTTGAGCTTTTCGAGCATGGCGGCACTGCCTTTGAGGTAACCGGTGACCTCGCCATCTTCCCGCTTGAATTTGATGCCCATCACTTTGTTATCCAGTTTTACCAGCTCGACCGATGCCCGGATGACTTCCTGCGGATGCGTGATGGTCGCGGGGGCTTTGCCGTTCTGAGTGGAGACTTCGCTGACGGTTTGCTCGAACACATTGCGTTCAGCGTCATACGACCACGACGACTGCTGTACGATTTTTTGCATCGCGTTCTTTTCAGTAACGATCAGAAAGTCGGTTGCCGACCCATCCGCCTTGAGCAGCAACAGCGCCAGCGCCTGGGAGGTGCCGTCATCGGCGTTGGAGTACCAGAGGCCGTACAAGTCACTTCTGCTATACGTGGGGCTTGTGATCTGATCTTCGCCAGGCGGCGTGCCCGCGCCCGTTGTCGTGCAGGCAGCGACCACCAACGGGGCGAGCAATGCGACAGCCAGATTGAGGTACTTTCTCATCTCTTTCCTGATGGATTTTCCAAGACCTGGACAATCTATCGCATCGAGCGCCTGGTTTGGTATGACGACGTGAACGCTCCCGCGCACCCCCAAGACGTCTACTGCCCCCCCAACGTATAAAGGCGTACTTGGGTATCGCCAACTTTTAGCGTGCTGACCTTGTTCCAATTATTCGGAATGGGCGCGAAATCATCGGGCGGTGCGCTGTTGCTCACCAACCACACTCTGGTTTGACCGACGGGTAGTTTTTCGAGGCTGTCGAGATAGATCTTGTCGGCCTCATTGTTGACCAGTGTGCCAAACCCATAATTACCTGGTCGCCCGGAAGCGCCATTGGCCTGGGGCGGTGTATAGAGCAGCGGCACCGAACCAGTCTTGTTGTAGTAGACATAGCCGAAATACCAGAAAAGGTCGCTGACCACGATACGGTCATTCGCCTGGTAGTTTTCATTGACGTAGTTGACCAAGTTGATCGAGCAGCAGGGCGAGGCGATGACGCTGCACCCTGCCTGCAACTACGCCCTTGCGGCCAGGTGCATGGGTGTAAGCGCGCAAGCTTTTTCCTTCCGGAACAGTGACGAGGACTTATATGGAGAAAGCCATGAACGACTTCAATTGCGCCTACGTGCGCAGCCACTACAACGTGCCCGCCGAGATCGGGCGCCGCGTGATCGCCAACGGTGAGCCAGGCGTCATCATTGCCGACCGCGGCCACTGCATCGGCGCCATCCTCGACAGCGACCCGAAGAAGCGCATCCGCAACTACCACCCAACGTGAGAGATGCAGTACGGCGAAATAGCCCAGACGCTGCCGCTCAAGCAGTGGGAAGTGCTCACCAACTGCATGTACGACTGGGATGACGCCAGGTACATGCTTGGCGATGCCCGCCATTACGTTCAGCGCGTGTGGGCGGCGACACGCAGTCAGGCCAAGTACAGGGCGTATCAGGAACTGGCGGTGTACTTCAACGACGACGCAACCGCCATGCTGAGCTTCAAAGTTCGCGCGACCACCTGACCCTCCGGCGCTGCCCGCCAGCGACCAAACTACGTGTCTTGGCTGAAATGCAGCGCAACGGCCAGAACTGCAACCACGAGCACTACCTCGGCAACGAGGTACACGCCGTAAAAATCTTCCGAGAACATTCCTGAACTTCCGCGAGCAATTGTTGAGCTTGTAGGCCGCGAAGCATGCATTTCGCGGTGCAAAGCTCAGAGCAGAATCGCTTCTCAGAAGTTCATCAAAAACTCGGCGCTGCCCGCCAGCGCCTTCCCCGAAAACGAAAACGCCGCCCAATGTGGCGGCGCTGACTGAAGACGAGTGGACGTTACCAGGTCTTCGGTTCGGACTTCTTGTACGAGCCACCAGTCATGCACTTCTCTACCAGGTCTTCGCGAGCCTTGTTGTCTGGAAGCGCTTTCAGGTAGTCGGGCTGGCAGTGCTCGGCAGTGGGTTCGTAGGCGGCAGTGTCGGCGGCGTTTTCTTTACAGCCGACTAGTCCTACAGCTAACGCCCCAGTGAGCGCCAATGTAAGCGAGCGCATCATGGCTTGAACCCCTGATCCTGGCTTTCATCAGGTTCCGAGATCTCATAGAACTTGTCGCTGACTTCCTTCTGTTCCTTCGGCTTCTGTTCGGCCTCTGCCTCGAAGCAGCCGCTGAGAGAAAGCGAGGTTACTGCGACAAGCATTGCTCCAATGATGGTGCGTTTCATGAGGTTCCTTCCTGTGAAATGGCCGGGCGTTATATCAAAGAACTACCCCTCCCGCAAAACGTGGCGCCGTGCCAGCATCCGGCGCCTTCCCCTATTCGCCGTCGGCGATACAGTTCTGCTCCGCGAGGTGGACGAGGCCCGCGACGACACCGGCACGGTTGCTCATCGGACCATCACCCAGATGCAAAAGGATTACGGCCTGCCCGATCACTTGTACGTTCTCAGTTATGGCCAGCCAGCCCCGCAAATTCACCCTGAGTGTTTCATGAACGAGGGCGGAGTGAGCGCTATGCACGCGAGGTCCAAGACGTAGCTCAGGATCTGCCGGCCTGATTCTGAACGTACTGCTCGGCCATTACCTTTCCTTCAAGAATGGCTTCTGTAGAAGAAGAAAATTGCCGACTCGCTCGTAGCGTTCTCGGGGTACCGCCTGGTTTCCCCACTTCAACCAACATGCCGGTGGGAGACTCATCACTCGCCCCCCAGAGCACGTAGATTGATGCCTGGTATCCAAGGTAGGTATGCACGTAAAGGTCATGACTGGTGGCTTGAAGGCTCATTACTCTCTCCAACTGGGCGCCTCGATTGCGCCTCCGATGGAGATACGACTAATCCTTTCTAACGAGCGTTCCGTTTGCAAGACATCGTTACTTATGAAGGCGTGAGCCTTTGCGTGGAAGCGGTTCTGGCCCTGGGATAGTTGGGGCTGGAAACCTCACGGCGACCCAATCGACTGCACGCTCGAGCGCCCAAGCCATGGCCACAGACAATTTCTGTCCACGGCAATCTGGATGATGCTCTTCAAGCAACGGCACACCCTTATCCCCGTAGATGCCTATGAAAAGTTGCGTGACGTTCTCTAAAGAAAGACGCGCTTGGATGTTGATCAGAGTGCCGCAGGGCAAGCGCTCATCGTAGTTGCGAAAATGCAACTCCGGGTTGGCCCACTCCCAATAAACGGTGCCGCGATTACGCATGGAACGAACCCTTCACTTTCAAATCTTGACCAGAGAGGCAGCATACACAGCTGCCCCGCTGAATCTACTGCAGAACGTGAGCGTTACATTTTTTTACATCTAAAGGGTCACTTCGCAGCTGCGCTTGTTCCACGAGTACCAATACTCTCTACTGCGATCCACCGTGCGCGCCCCACGCCCCACGCCAGAGCCTTGGTCATCGACTCACCAGGCCGAGAATCAAAGGCCTCCTCGTGGACGGGCATGCCACCGGGTGCATATACCCCGATGAACAGCTGCGTGTTGCCTGTCCGCGACAGTCGCACCTGAACATCGATGTAGGTTCCATCGGCGAGCGTCTCGTCGTGAGTGCGATGGTGCAACGTGGGGTCTGCCCAATCCCAAAACACATCACCGCGAATTCTCATGCCGCTCTCCTACGACTTTAGTTGTAGTTAGGTGGTTAATTGCCACCATAGCGAACGCCCGATTTTCCGCAAATCCGCCGAGCAGATCTGTGAGCTGAATCGGACAATCGGCAATTCCCTCTCCCCTCTATTCACTGCCGCGATATGGCGGCCAAGCAATCCCTGTGCCTGCAGGAGCTGATTACACCTCAAGTACTTGGCCAGTATCGAGATAGACGGACAGGCAAGGTCAGGGCGAATCGAGAGATCGCCCTTCTCTCTCACATATTCAACATGGCAAGGGAGTGGGGCATTACTGACCGCCCAAACCCCGCGACCGGTATCCGCAAAAACAAGGAGACACCTAGGGACTTCTATGCAGGGCCGGCGATCTGGGCTGCTGTCCACGAGCAAGCCGCTTCCGAGCTGCGCGATGCCATGGATTTGGGCTATCTGACCCGTCAACGTCCAGCGGATGCACGGGCCACCCGGGCGACAGACGTGGTTGATGACTTTCTGCACTTCGCTCAGGGAAAAACGACAAAAAAGGAGGATAAGTCTTGAGTCGGAAATAGAGACCTGCCAGCTGGGGATACTGGTGCAGCGCCTTCTGAACCAACGCAAGCCGAGGGGTTCGCAACCCGTACCTCATAGTGACAGAGGACGGCCGCAACGTGATGCCAGCGATGCTACGCCTTCGCGTTGATGATGCTAGATCCAAGGCCGCCGCCAAAGCGATGGAGGACCTTGATAGCGTCCTGGCCGACAGCATTCGTCAATTCCAGTTTCGCGATATCCGCCCTAAAGCAGCGAGCGACATTGAAGACCTGGCGCACGCGAGTAGGCTACTAGGGCACACGGATAAGCGGATCACGCAGACCGTTTACCGCCGCGTCGGGAGATCGTGAAACCAACCGATGAAACCTTTTTTACGGAAGAGTTGCGGAACACCATCGAAAAGTTGCGGAACACTTGGCCTTTTAAGCGTCAAGTTTCCGCCCTCCAGAAACGCAAAAAGCCCTGAATAATCAGGGCTTTGAATATGGCGGAAGCGTAGAGATTCGAACTCTAGGATAGTTGCCCATCGACGGTTTTCAAGACCGTGGTACAAACCCCCAATACATGTGGTGTCAGGGTCGAAATCGATTCCAAAACAAAGACGAAACGGCACGGCTACAGGCCGCATACCGCAAGGGTCGCCGCTTCAGTTTTGGAATCGATTTTCCTATCAGGTCAACCTCAAAACGGTAAGATCCGTTATCGATCCACTGACGGAGTGAAGGGCGTGGCATGGGATACAGAAGAGGTAGCGCGACATGACAAGCACCAGAAGGCGACTATTGGTTATGCCCTTGAAGTCATCAAGCTTCTATTTGTAATTAGCGGCGGCGCGCTGGCCACCTGCTCGGCATTTTTCTCTGAGAAAATTGGTCTCCCGGCTACCATTCTGTCTTCTGCTAGGTGGGCATGGGTGAGCCTAACGATCGCGATCCTTCTTTTTTCAGCTGCGTTGCTGTTGGTTCTAGCTCGGGACTATGTAACGGGCGAGCGTTGGCGAGAGATGATCGAGAAGGACAAAGATTGGGAAATTTCGGCTTGGTGGGACAGGTGCGCATGGGCTTCTGGCCTAATAGGACTGGTCGCTTTCTGGGTAGGAATGATTTCCTTCGCTGTTGCAGCTTGGGATTACCTAGGTCAGGCGTCAATTCTACTGGCGCCCTCCTTGCCGTAGGCTACCTTCCAGTACTGCAGCAGTAGTGTGGCAAATCGACCTCAGGCCGCGCCAAAAGCGGCCTATGCGTCCATCCTGTCTAATATGCATTGGCGAGTTTGGGCGAGTTTCGCCCAGTAAAACCGAGAAGCTTTCGAGCGGTTTTAGACAGCCTATGCGCCCCACCCCGGCGTTCTGCCGATCACGATCCATCCTGGCTCGTCACCTTCCCAGCTTTTCAAATTCTCGTAACTGAACAGACCGATGTGGTACGCCTCCTCGATCTCCAGCAATCCCCAGGCTCTGGCAGCTTCGGACAGCTCCAGCATGTCGACCAGGTCCTCGGCGCTCACCTCTCGTCGACGATGGGCCGCATAGGCCATCTCATCTAGCACGGCAGCACGCCCGTCTGGATCGGTGACCAGGGCGAATTGGTCGTTCAGTTCATCCAGCCATGCTTGCGGTATCCCGGCCATCATTCCGCCCTGCACCACCACGACTGCGCATACAGCACGCCGTCGATGTCCTCGACCCCGTTGATGTTCATGCCGAGCTGGGCCATGCCGTTGACCTTCGCGTCGTGCAGCCGAGGGATGACGTCTGGTCCTGGCGTCGGGTTGAACACCCAGGCTTGGGTGGCGACCCTGCCCAGCGGTTCGCTGTGGTGGTCGCCGATGTGGATGTCGGCGCGTAGAGGCTGGATCTTCCTGAGCTGATCAGAGGGGATGGCCAGGCCATTCACACGGCGGCGGACGAGAAGGAAGTACATAGGGCACCAATACTGTATATCGATACAGTATCGTATAGCCCGGATCGCACCGACAGCAATAGCCGGTCGGCGGCCTCAGTGGAGAGGCGGCAGTTCCTTGCCGCGCGCTTTGGCCACAACCCGCAGTTGGTAATCGCAGACCACTTGGAATAGGGACTCGGCCAGCAGGTGCAGCCGCTCGATTTCCTCAGCGGGCTTCCCTTCATCCTGCGCCTGGTGATACGCCCGCATGGCATCCAGAGCCTCCTTCAACAAGGGTTCTCCCGCCTCAATCATCCCGATGAAGGTGCGCTTCTCCATTACCTGCTCCGATCAGTTGATCAACCCATTATAGGACCTCTCGCAGAGCTGGCCCGCTATTCGGGCTTGGTCATAAGCTTTCGCCAGCTCTCCCGCTCGAGCATCAGCCCGTGCGAGCAGTTCGGAGAGCACCATGGCGGCGCGGGTGGCTGCCTGGCCTCTGGCGATAGCGGCGGTATCCGTGCCGGGGCAACTGACGGAGGCGGCGAGCTTGGCGCCTTCGTCGCGCAGCCGCTGACCAGCAGCATCGGCGTCAGCAGCACCAGCATCAGCAATCGTACGTTCTTCCTGAGCATGGACTCTCGCCTCCTCCTGCGCCGTGGCGCGTCGTTGTTCTTCGTTGCGGGCGCTGCGCTCGCCGATCACTTCGGCCAGTCGATCCCCGCTATCGCGTTTTGCAGCTTCGGTAGCGGCCTCGGCCCGCTCCACCGATCGTCCGTGCTGGTAGGCGCCCCAGTACGAAGCCAGCAGCGCCAGCAGAACTGCCACTCTGATGGCCAAAGACTTCATGCCAGCGCCCTCCGCACACCTTCGTCGATAATCGCCGGCGCATAAGGGTTGCCGCCGTTCTCGTGCACGATGATGCCGAGCACCATCCCCTTAAGCGTGGGCGGGTGTCGGATGTCGATCGGGTCGGTGGTGCGCACGCCAATGCGCTTGGCCACAGCAGTTGCATAGGCCTGGGTGTCGTTCTCGTTGCTCGGCGCCCAGCGGTTGATGGTCTCCAGCACTGTGTCGATGCCCTTCCCGCCCACGCCGGGCATGCCGTCCTTACCCCGGTAGTTGATGAGCAGCTTGCCCAGGGCGCGGATGCCGTTCTCGGGCGTGTCGAAGATGGCGAAGCGGCCACCAGGCTCCTTGCCGATCTGACCCTGCCAGTCGTTGCGCGAGTTGTAGTCGATGTTGCCGGGATTCCGATTACGGATCCCCCGGGGCTGAGATTGCGTCATAGGTTTTCTCCAGACAAAAAAATACCGCCAGGCGGCGGTAAGTGGCGTGAGGGTCAGGCCGGGGGCATGGGCTCTCGATTTCGGTGATATAGCTTTCCAGATCGTGTTCAGATATGCCCCAAAAGGGGCTGTAAAGAAGCGAGAAACTACAGCACTTGCCACGCGAGAGTAGTCCCTGTGCCTCTGGCAGATGCTAATATCCACCCACCTCAACCTTCGCCGGTGCTTATACTATGTGGCCATTTTCGGCAGAAACGACGCAAAGCATTTATACATACGCTTCCATTGTTACAATAATTGCCGCTTTGGCAACCGCCGTTTGCGGCGCTTTAGTTTACATATCTTCTACATTCATCGGCAAAGAGACCGAGATGAAGATTGAGAATGCGCGAGCAGTTGGCGCCCTGGCAAATGAATCCGCACAAAGCGCCAACCTAAAAGCCGAAATACTTCGATCAGAGAATCTGCAATTATCTATCGCTCTAGAAAAAGAAACTCAAAGCAGAATGAAATTAGAAGCCAGGCTAGGGCAAAGAACACTGTCACCCGTTCAGATTATGGAAATAAAAGAACTGAACACTAAGAAATCGATAACAGGAAAAGTCCTGATTAAAGCCATGCTTCCTCAACCTGAAATAATTCAATACGCAAATATTCTTTCCGAAACACTTTCAAGCTCAGGAATACAAACTGAGGTCGTTCAGCCGGGAAATATGAACTGGGGCATGCACGGAGTCAGCGTAGCTATAAAGCCGTCCCAAGAAAAAGCTATTCTTACCACCATTTTCGAGAAAATCGGCGCAGCAATTGACAGCGAGGAACTCCCTGACAACTATGAATATAGCGCCGTAGTATACGTTCACCTTAAACAACCACACTTATAGCTTCCAAGGATAGCAATCTCTTTCGCTGAACCTTAGTAAAACATTCACTTGCTGTAAACTGTATCCGCTAGTCCAGCTGGTAAATTGGCATATGCTCCACCATGTAAGTCCTACCGCCATGCAGTGGATGATGGGTTGCGGAAGTCACAAAGGTGGGTTTGGCCATTCAATATTGGCTGGATAGCCCGATTGCTCAGGCAGGCGGTTCAGCGCTACCCGGAAGCGCTTCCACTCCTTCAGCAGCGCGATTTCTGCCTCGGTCGCCTCCTCCAGATCGACAGCATCCTGTAGCGGCGCAATGGCGGCGTCGGCAATCGACCGCAGCCTGGCCAATTCCTCCTGCGCCTGCTGCAGCGGATCGGCCGGTAACGGCTCGGGCGGCAACGGCACCGGCAGCTCCTCCACCGACACGTGCAGCGTGATGCTGTGCAGCAGGTCCGCCGGCTCGCCGTCCTTGGCCACGCTCACCAGGAGCACGTCATCGGCAAAGCTGGTGGCCACCGATGCGCCTGCGTCCATCTGATTAATCACGTAGCCCCAGCCTTCCGGCGGAGGGCACATGCCCAGCGTGCCGGACACCAGGTACTGGCCGGGGCCGGGGTGTTCGACGATGATATCGGCCTTGCCGAGCGACGTGATGTCGAGGATGGAGCCGTCGCCCTTGATGTTGATTGCTGCTCTTGCCATGGTCAGATCGCCTTCAGCGTGCCGTCAGCGGCGCGGGTTGTGTTGTTGGAGTGGTAGATCGTCGACCAAGCAGTGGCCGCCGACTGATCAATAGCCACGGTCTTGAACGCCAGCCGATAGCCGTTGATCTCTTGGGCCAGGACCGTGGTCCACCGGGAGTCCACGCCCGCCCGAATATGCATTAGGTTGTAGTAACCATCCCCTCCAGGCGGCGAGTTCGATGCAACTGCAGAACTGCGGAACTCGGTATTGAATACGTTGTGCAGGTTCGTGATTGAAGGAGCGGCGCCGAGCAAGCCGCCGGCGCCAACCCCCATGACCTGCCCGGCGCTGGTTCCCACGTTCTTAGTGGATGCATCGCCGAGATTGCCGAGTAACTGATACACCTCGTCAAAGTTCTGGTTGACCTTGGTGTTTGCGCTTCGCGGTGTATCACCGCCCACGCCCGTCGGAGCAGTACCGAGGTTGATCGTCTGTTTAGCCATTTGAGGTCCTATAGGGGTTTCATTGGGCGAGAGGCGAAAAGAGTTCGGCCATTGACGCTCACAGCGTTTATCCCATCGAAATTTTCGCAGTACATCTGCAGCACGCTTCTGTTTCCCGAGAGAAACCCACCGAAGTTTGCACGGACAGGTTGTGTCGTTTGCCCAACGTTGGTGCTGGAGAAAAGTGCGTTGCCCAGCACGTAATCATCGAAGCTTCCCGTCCAGGCCATCTGGGCAGGGGATGCGTAGTAGCCGGTCCCAGTGATCGGCGTACCGGCAGTAGCGAAAGAGTTTGTCGCTGGCTGGCTGTTGAGCAGAGACAGATTTGCCGATGTCATGAACAGGCGATTGCCGGAGGCATCTTTCACCGAAGCTCCATATTCACCGACAGGCGTATTTGGCGTCATGTAACTCGCGCAGAACCATTTAATAGCCATCGGGTACAGGGCTATGTCGCCATGTGCGGGCCTCGACGGAAACGCCTTGATACGAAAACCCGTCCAGTTCCCTGGCGATCCTCTGACGTAGAAGTTCCCGATCATCATGTAGTCAGCAGCGTTAAAGAACACCAAGGGTCGCTCATAGGTAGTTATCGGTGCGGGGAATGTCACCTCACCCCACTGGATGAACGAACCCGAACCAGGCCCCTGCTGGCCTAAGTTCAACCCGCCGTTATAGCGAACCGTCAAAATTCTATTAACTGCGTCAATCTGGGTCTTTACGTTATTGTTGTTAGCCCGAATTCCGTAGCTGCCCGGCGCTGCGAAAGGCTCTCCGCCCTGAGACAGAATCATCACCTGCCACTGCCTAGTCATGGGGCGACGAAGTTGCAGCTGACCCATTGAGTACCAGGCCTGAGGGCTGTAAGAGCCGCTATCTCCCCCATCAAACAGCGAGTCAACTACCACGAACGAGGCGGCCTGTATCTCAGGTATCGCGATGTACTGGTCCAGCGCGTTGTTACCGGTGACCTGCATCATCTTCAGCGAACGGATCGGGGTAATGGTGGTGTCCAGGGTGATGGCCCCGGACGCATCTCGCGTCCGCAGGCCGTACACGTCCGTCATGTCGTCATCCTCCCCACCGCCGTACGCTCGATGTTGTTGGCGTCGTAGACGTAGACCCCGCCGTTATTGATCAGCAGGCTGCCGCTTGCATCCTGGCCGCGAAGGGTAAACGTGCCGTTGACCATATTCAGCTCGATCAGCGGTCGCCCCTGTGAATCCACGGCTTGCGATCGCAAGGTCATCCCAAGAATGATCTGCTGGATAAACGCCTGGTTGATCAGCGCGGTGTTGATGAACACCTGGCCGTTCTGCACCACCAGCGGTGCCACGACCTGCCCGCCAACCTCATCCACCACTGCAAAGCGCTGGGCGAAGGCAAGGAACTCAGAAGTTTCTCCGTTGCTCCCAAGCGCGAGGCCGGAAGTCACCTTCCGACCACCGGCAATGGTTTGAGCCTTGATGGTCACCTGGGCGCTCACCTTCCCATCCAGGCCGACGACGGCTTGACTCACTTGCTGTACCGCAGCGTTTGTTTGGCCCTGCTGTACCTGCACGGTGTCGATGCGCTTGGCCGTGGCGATGCCGTCCTCGATCCTGGCCGATTGCTCCGACCACACGCCGACGTAGGTCTGTTCGGAGCCCGCAAAGCCTTCGGTGCTGCCGGCCATGTCCGGGTTCACCTGGGCATAGACGCCATCCAGCTTCTCGGATGCTGCCGTGACCTTGCCGTCGATGGTCTCGACGGTGCTCTTCATGGTGCTGAGGCCGTTGGCCGTAGCGTTCAACCCCGTTACTGGATCATCCACCTCCGCGCGCACAGCGGATATCTGCTCTGCGTTGGCCGCGATGCGCCCATCCTGCTCCTCGATGCTCGCGGTGTTCCGCTCGACTTGCGCGGCGAGGCCGTTGGCAGATTCCACCACCTGGCCAATATCAATCCAGTAGGTCGGATTCGGCGGCGCATTCTCGCCACCAGGCGCTGCCGGAACGGCCTGAATGGCCTGATACAGGCGCTGACCACCGCGAACAGCATCGCCTTCGAGATAGGACCTTTTTGGGTCATAAGCCAGCGCATCTACCAGATTGTCGATCTCGTCGCGTAGCTCACCAATGCGCTCGTTGACCGATCCCGGGCCATTTCCATCGATCAGATCGATGCGCTCTTGTAGCGCTGGCCAAAGCTGGCCCTCTTGGATTTTGCCTTCCAGAGACGCAATCATCGTGCTGACATCCGTGGAGGTGGAAGCAGCAATCTTCAGGAAAGCGCTGACGCCGTAGGCATTTCGCGACCGGATGAAATAGTAGTAGTTGGTGAAGAAGGCCAGGTCAGTGTGCGTCAGGCTCAGTCCCTGGCCGAGGTACGTCGCCTGGTCTGCGGTGACCTGCGGGTCCAGGCTGAAGAAATACTCGTAGGTGCCGCCGTTCAATCCGTGCTGCACGTTGCTCGGGAACAGTGTGATGGTGTCAATGGTGGACCTCACAGTGCACGCCTCCGGGATCGGAGGTCCGTCGATGTTCACTGTGATGCTGGCCTCGCCGGAGCGGGTCAGCGGGCCGAGGGCAGCCACGCTCATCGTGTAGTTGCCCGATGGCAGCCCGGCGATCGGCAGCTGCAGCGTTGTGGCGGGAACCTGCTGTGCCTGCACCGCGTTGGCGCCTTGGCGTACGGTGACAGCGTATGCGGTCACAATGCCGGCCGGCTGCACCCAGCTTAAAACGCCTTGGGTAACCTCTGCCGACTCGTCAACCGTCCAGGTGAGCCCGGTCGGACTACCCAGACCGCCTGCCGGGAGACTGATGAAGCCGATGGGGTTGTACGGCTGGCCCACGGCATCGTCGAACTGTGCGGCATCGTACTGCTGCAGCTGGGCCGTGCACCCTTGGTCAGCGCCCATGCTCCAGTTGGTGACGATGAACTCGCCGAGCATGTTCAGCGACGGCAGGTTCACGCGAACGGCGCGGCCCGGCCGGCAGTTGTAGCCCAGGAAGTTCATCGGAATGCTGATGGTGCCGCCAGCGCGCCGGCGGCGCAGCTCGATGTTCGCCAGGCGCTGGGCTTGGTAGGCGTCACTGACATAGGAAAAAGACAGCGTTTCCGCAGCCTCGCCGCCGTCTTCGACCACCCATGCAGCGACGGAGACCTCGGGATAGTCAGTCTCTGTCCAAGATTGCGAGGTGTCGATGAAAGTGCCGCGCACCGTGTTGATCGCCGCGTCATTGGTCGGCTCTGTGCTGCCGGTGATAGTGCCGATCACCATGTCCTCGGTGATCTCGAAGTCGTACGGGCCGTAGTAGGCCCCGGCCTGAAACATCCAGCGGCCACCGACACGGATGGTCCGGCCGCCGCAGGCAGCCTCGAGTTTCTGCAGCACGTTTGTGCGCTGCTCGTCGGCTCCGATAACGCAGCTGCTGCGATAGCGCGGACTGGTGGTGTTGTCAGGGTTAGCGACCGATTCGTCGCAGACGTTGGCACCGCTGGCGAACGTTTCGAACACGATCTCATCGTCCGGCACGCAGCAGCGGTTACGCAGGAACCAGAGTATTTGGAGCGCAGTGTTCTCGGTGTAGATGGACATCCCAGTGCGCGGGTCGTAGATGTCGTTGCGGCCACGGACGATGAATCGGGCGTCAGGGACGCCAGAGAACTTCTCGGCACTGTATTTGAGCGACAGGCGCACAAACGACAACCCGCGGCCGATCTGCTCGTCCTTCCAGTCGGGGCAGTTGGCCTTGAGGAAGGCATTCACCTGAGTCGGATTGACGACCAGCTCATAGGACGCCAATTCTCCATAGGTGGAGATCTCCTCCTCGTTCAAATAGATGTTTTCCAAGGCGTCGACCGGTCCTTCACAGAGGACGTACACCAGGTGCAGCCACTCGCCATCGGTTTGGTCACCGACCTGCTCCTGCGCCCACACCAGCACTCCACCGGTGCTTACACGGCCAAGGATGAAGCGCGCAGGCGCCTTGGAGGAGCGGACGGTCTGGGCCGACGGCTCGTTGTCACGGATCGGCGACTTGGTGTTCAGCTTCTCCTGCTGCTCGGCCATGTAGAAGGCCATGCCAGCACCAATGACGGCGCCCACCGGGCCGCCTTGAACGAAGCCAATGGCCGCGCCGACGGCGACCTGAGCAATCTTCCTGACGCCACCGGACATTATTCGACTCTCCAGACTGCAAGCGGGTCGCACACCACGCGGGCCACCCCGTCGTCAGTGGTCGCCCAGAATTCGTTTGCCCAGTACACGGCCATGGACCTGCCGCCGGGCGCTTCGTACATTGCAATGTCGCCGCGCTGGATGAATGCTGGCGCCACCCTGGCGAAGCAGGCATCCCAAGCCGCCTCGAGGCTGCCGTGCCGCTTCTTCAGCGCCCGCTTCGCCCCTGCCTCGGTCTTGTAGGTGCCGCGGTACGCCTCGGCCGGGTCGGTACCGCACACCGCTACCGCGCAGTCCGCAGCGAACAGGCAGCAGTCGAATTCGCCCCATGAAAAAGGCCGCTCTAAGGCGGCCTTGATCACTTCGCTGAGGCGTGTGGTCCAGTCTCGGTAGCGCATGGCTATTTCTCGTAGGTGAACGTCGGGGCGTCCTTCTTGGATCCCCAGTAGATGGGCCATTCGGACATCTGGGCGATGGCGTAGAAGAACCGGTCGCCCTGGTGGCGGGCCCGGTGGTTTTCGTCGGTGAACCGCTCGGTGCCAGTGCGGCTCCACTCGGCCATGCGGTCAACGATCGGGACGGTGATCCTGTTGCCGTCCTCACCGTTGCCGGCGTAGGAAAAGGTGGCGGCGTCCATGCGACCGGAAAACAGGATGTCGGCGGCGTAATTGCCCTGCTCGTCGAACACCACAAACATGAGCTTGCCTGAACGCCCGCGGCAGCCCCGGATGTTCGTCTCGGTGATGATGTAGCTGTCCAGGCCGGTCAGGGCCAGGTCGACGGACATGGGCGAGTTCGAGTTGTCGCTCTCCTGCGACTGCCCGACCTCGCCGAACTGACCTACCCCCAGATACGTGATGCCACCGATCACCAGGTCACCGGTACCCGTGTGGGCGTATACCGGGCCGTCCTCGAAGTCGAGCTGGCAGGCGTACACGCTGAGGAATTTGCCGGTGGCGATGATATCGACCACGCTCTGGCTGAATGGGAACGTCGAGGGCATCAGAAAGCCTCCCTGAACTGGTAGCTGCCGCTGGCCACCACCGGCCGCACCGTCATGTTCCACGTGTCCTGGGTCATGCGGCATTCGGCGTAGGGGTTGAGGTATTCGACCGGCGTCCCGGCGACCAGCGATTTGCGGATGCGCTTGTTGACCGACACGATGGCCTGGCCTTGGGCGTTGGAGGCAGCAGGCTCCACCACTTCGAACATCTCCCCGGCCACCGTGAGGTAATCCCCCACGGCGAAAACCGGAGTGTTAGCGGCGGCACCGGCTACGGTGATGGCCCTGGCCTGGGCCACGCCTGACACGACGGCGAGGCTTCCCACGCTCACCTTCCGGGTTCGGGTGAACGCCGGGAGGTTGAACGTGCCGAAAAGCCCGTCCAGGCGCCCGAGGAACGCCGACAGCTCGCGCTCCTGCTGCCGGGTAAGCAGACCGAACGTCAGGGTGCACTGCCAGTACGCCCCCGGCTGCCCTACGATCTGCTGGGCGTTCGAGAGCGTCGACGTAAAGGCGCGGCTGTTGTTGACTAAGCCCCACGTCATTTCAGACGGGCGCAGCGATGCCGGCCATTGGATAGCCATGCAGTACTCCTTCTTGCTATCGGTTGCGGGCGATCAGCTGCCGCGCCGGCCCGTTCATCTTGAAATCGCGCAGGACCAGGTTGTAGCCATCCTGCGCGCCCTTCTGAGCCGCCTGCTGAATGCGGGCCAGGGTCGCTTCGTCTGCGGTGCCTTGCACGCTGATGTGCTGAATGATGGATGGCATGGCGCCAGCAGAAGGTACTGCCGGAACCGATGCAGCCGCAACCGCAGGGCTCATCCCGACGAAACCGCCACTGGCGTAGCCTTTGGCGTTCAAGCGATCCAGATAATCGCGAGCCCCGGGCTGACTAACCACCTCTTTGCGGATGACGTATTCGCCACCGTGTACCACACCCTTCGGCTCGAACTTGCCACCGTCACCGGTGTAGCCGCCAGTCGAGAAGCCAGGCCGCGAGATCGTCTCACTGAACCCGGTCATGGTGCCGCTGCCAGCTGCCGCAGCGCCCCCTCCTCCGCCTAGAAACCCAAGAGCGGTACCGAGGAAGCCAGCGGCCGCTTGGCGCACTTGAATGCGGATGAGATCGGCCACCACCTGGTCAGCGAAGTCCTTGAACGACAGCTTGCCGGTCTTCACGAAGTTGACCACGGCGTCTTCCATGTTGCCGAAGGCGTTGCTGAACAAGTCGCGAGTCTGCCCTGCCACATCACTGGCGCTGTCCATGTAGTCTTGGAGAGCGCCGCGGGCACCGTTGCTCCAGTCTGCCTGGGCCTGATCGATCTGGGCCCAGCCATCGCGCTGTGCAGCAACCCGTTTCTGCAGGAACTCGCGCTCGATATCGATCTGGGCTTGCAGGTCCTGGCGCTGTTTCTCACCTTGGGCGTTGGCCAGCTCAGTCTGCAGCTGCAGGATGCGGTTGTTCGTCTCCTGCTCGATCCGCAGGCGCTCCTGCATGCGATAGGCGTCCTTCTGGCCCATGCCTACAGCGTCCGCCTGGGCGGCGTACTCCATGCGCTGGGTGGCCAGCTGCCGCTCCATCTGCGCGCGGTACTGCTCGGCCTGGGTCAGGCCCTGGGCGCCTTTGATAGCGGCGGCATAGTTCGTGGAAGCCTGGGCCAGCGCTTTGCCGTACTCCTCCTGGCTGATCTTGCCCTTCTGGAAGACCAGGTCAAGCTGCTGCTGTTCCTTGGTCAGGGCGCGGGCTGCCTGGGCTGCAGGATCGTACTGGTTGTACAGGCGGGCGAACGTCGTTTCCGCCTCGGATACGTCCTTGTTGGCCCCCTTCGGCGTGTTCTTCTTCGCCTCGCGCTCTTTGATGTCGGCGATTTCTTTCTCGATGTTCTTGCGGGACTGGGCGTACTTCGCCTCCTCCGATGCGGTGAACACTCCAGCAGCTACTGCCTTGGCCCGGGCCTTGTCGAGATCGGTCAGCTCCCTGTTCAGGCGCTGGGTCTGCGTCAGCGAGCTTTTGTAGGTGGTGTCCAGTGCATCCAGGCCCTTTCGCCCCTCCTCCTGAATGCGTCGACGCTTCTCTTCCTCTTCCAAGGTTTTTGCATTGGTTTGCTGGATCTCCTGGCGCTGCTTGAGTTCAGCCTGCAGGCTTGCGATCCGGTCGCGGGCGTCGTTGTCCTCGTAGGCCGTGTTCAACGTGCTCTGCAGGTAGGCGATTTTCTGCTGTAGCTGGGTGATCACCTTGCCTTCGCTTTCGACGCTCTTGCGGCCGATGCTGGCAAAAGCATCAAGGACCTCATTGGTGGCATCCTTAATGTTGAGCCAGCCGCGCTCGATCAGCCCTAGGTTCTCGCGGATCTTGCTGGTTCGCTGACCCATCGCTTCGGCGTATGTGCGCTCAGCCAGGTCAGCGGCAGCCACAGCATTTCCCTGATCCGACAGAGCCTTGATCTGGGCATACACCGATGCGGTCAGGAACTTGTATTTCTCGTCTAGCTCAACGATTCCGGCGACCGGATCCTTGCCGAGCTTGATGAACTCGGCGACCGTCTCCTCTACAGCCTTTCCGGTTACGCGCTGCATCTCGACAGCGGTAGTGGTGATCAGCTTCAGGTTGCCGGTGGTGTTCTCTCCGGCGGCAGTCAATTGCGCCAGAGCTCCAGCTGCCTGGCCGAACGTACCGGTCACCTGGTCTGCCGAATCGGCCAGGGCGATCAGCTGTGCTTCGGATGCCTTCGAGTAGTTTCCGGTCAGGATCAGGCTATTACGCAGAGCGTCCGATTGCTCGGACCCCTTGTAATAAGCCACTGCCAGCGCGCCAGCAGCTGCAGCGGCGACAGTGAACGGGTTGACCAGGCCGAGGATGTAGCCGCCAAGGGCCTTTGCCGCAGGCGCAATCCCGCCGAACATGTCCTTGAGCTGGCCGCCCTGCTGCAGGAAGACGGTCAGCGGAGCCTGGCCACCCTGTAGGCTGACCGCAATGTCGGTGAACTGGGCCGGCACGCCCCGCAGCGCAGCCTGGTAGGCCTTGGCCGACATCCCCGCCTTGTTCATGCCTTCAGCTGATTCGCCGATACCTTCGCGCAGCGCGTTGATGCGCTGGTTGTACTCTGCGAAGGTGTCAGAGTCGAGGAACTTGGTGCCCTTGAACTTGGCCAGCTTCTCCTGCATGTCATCCAGGCGGCCGAGCGCGGCAACCGTCGGGTTGATCTGGCCAAGTAGCTGCGAAAGCTCCTTGCGCTGATCGTCAAGGCTGGACGACAGGCCGTCCGTGCTCGATGTTGCCCCTTCACCGGCGCGCTCCATACGCTCCAGGGATCCTGTCAGATCATCCGCATTGCGCTTGGCGCCCCGCGAGTCGATCGTTACCGCCAGGCGGGATTCCTGCGCCATGTCATTCTCCGGGTATAAAAAAACCCGCTCTAGGCGGGTTCTTTGTTGGTTCTTTGTTCAGTTGTGAGCGTCGTAGCACTCTCGGTACGCGGCGTTCTGGAATTCGGAGATAGCAGTCGCCCGCTCCTTCGAATCTTCGAACACACGAACCTGGTAGGCTTTCATGACTATCTCTTCAGAGAACCTGCTGCCGTCGCCAACGGATTTAGTGGCGTCCTTTAGCAGTTCGCCGTCCTGTCGCGCCTTCATGGCTTCGGCGGCAAGGTCGGAGATCTTCTCGCACTGGTCCGGCGCCTTGGCGAGCGCGGCGCCGGCTGGAAGCAGTGCAAGAGCGGCAATCAGCAGCAGTCGATTCATGGGTTCCTCCACAAAGATGGACAGAATCTAACACAACCGTGCTGCACGCATATCACCGCTTCTAGGGCCGGTTCTTCGAGTCGGCTTTACCCTGCGCCTTTTCGTACTGCTCGTCCCAGTTCTTCCGGTATTGGTCGTCCAGGGCGAAGATGGCGGCATCAAGCTCTTCGCGGCATATCGCCGAGGGGTAGCGGTCGAGGTATTCGGCGATCGATGCCGGTGGTAGAGGCGCTGGAGCGCCAACCATGCCGACATACTGCCGGGACCTGCTGACATAGGCGTAAGCCTCCAAGATCTCGGCCGTCACCCCGTCGATTTCTGGAGGCGCCGGCATGTCCAGGCCAAAGCGCTCATGCTTCCAGCGCTTTTTCTCGTTCTCGTCGCCGGCCCACTCGCGCCCCCACAGGTATGCCGCTACTACTTTTCCACGGTGGCCTGGGTCTTCTCCTCGATCCGGCGGGCGATGTCGTTGCCGGTGCGCAGGGCAAGGAAATAGACGCTGTTCATCTGCTTGATCAGCTGGACGCACAGTTCTGGGCTGTATGGGGCTGGCTCGCCCGGATTTTCCTCGATGTCGACCCCCTTCCAACCCTTGATCAGGTGCTTGGCTGCCAGTTCGATGAACAGGTCATCATCGGTCTCAAGCTCGACATCAGGGATATCGGAAAGGCTGAACTCTGGGGTTCCTACGCGTGCCTGCTGGTTGATCAGGGCCAGGTGGCGGTTGATCAGCGCCTGATGCGATTTGTAGAGCGGGTTGGCGATCGAGCCTACGAGGATCTCGGCGCCCGGGGCGAACTCGACCCAGCGCTCGCCGTTGATATCCAGTTCAGGCTTCTTTGCAATGGTGATGCCCATGGTATTCCTCTGCGGAAAAAGGCCCGACGTACACCGCAGGGCGCGCCGGGCAAAGGTTTAGGCGGAGACGGTGACAGCGCAGGTGTCGGTCTTGGTGCCGTCTGCGGCGCTGGTCGCGGTGATGGTGGCGCTGCCGGAAGCCAGGCCAGTGACAAGACCGGTGGCACTCACGCTGGCGATGGCCGGGGCGGAGGAGGTCCAGGTTACCAGCTGACTTGCGCCAACCGGAGTTACGACAGCTTCGAGATCGCCGGTTTCGTCAACTTCCAGGTCCAGAGTGGCCGGGGTTACGGCTACCGCAGCGATAGCAATTGGCGCCGGCAGGCGGGTGATGGTCGGCGGCACGCGGCGGGCGGTGTATTCCAATTCGACCTGGATGATGTCGGTGGCACCACCGTCCGGCCAGTCGCCGCTCACTTCCATCTCAGGGATGAAGAAGGTGTAGCCGCCGTCGGCATTGTTCAGGGTGAACTCGAAGCTCAGCGAGTCGCCGGTCTGTTGGGCCTTCCAGTACTGGTAGGCGGTCTTCGACCAGCTCATGGTGATCGAGCCAGACGGCGTGAAGGTGGTCGGGATGATGTTGCCCGGGAACGGGTTGCCGTTGCCGATGCAGCGCTGGGTCTGGACGGCGTTGTCGAACTGCAGGTTGAAGCTGTCAACGCAGGCGTTGTCTTCGCCCAGCTGGACGCCGTTGATCTTCAGGCCGGTGACGTCCTTGAACCCGTAGCGGCGCTGGTGCGCCTCGGCAATCGGGTTGAGGATGAACGAGGTGTTGTCGGCCTTGTCGGACCAGTCGATGGCCGCGAAGGTGGTGGTTACCGTGATTTCGTTGTCGTTAGGGACTTCGAAGTTCATGGTCGCGACCTGGGCGCCGCGGGCAACGGCCGCGATACCGACGTCGCTTGCGTACGATCCGATGGAGAACGAAATGCGGTCGTTACCCATGGTCAGCACGTTGCCGGCCCAGTCCTTGCCGAAGCAAGAGGCCATGAACTCGTCCAATGCCCCGTAGCGCAGCTTGGTTTCGATATCGCCACCAACATCCACGGTGGTCTGGGCTGTGCCCTGGGCCATGCGGTCGGCGCCGATCTCGTTGTTCTCTTCCGTATTGTAGGTCGGCACCAGGCCGAAGCTGACGCGGGTCAGCACGTTCCAATCGCCTGGCGGGGTGATGCCCGGCGTGACCTCGCGTTTCCAGGCGGTTGATACCTTGGCACCACTGGACATGGGGTGTTTCTCCTATCTATAGGCGTAAAAAAACCGCCATGTGGCGGGCTTTGAATTGGTGAACTCGGCATGGATCAGGAGGAGCGCTTACCGAATTCCTTGAGAACCGCTTGATAGCCGGCGCGAGCGCCATTTACTACCGCCTCCTTGACAGCCTCCATAAGCTCGATCTTTTCCTTCAGAGGGCCAGCCAGCCTGGAATCAGCGATGATGATGTTCAGCTCCTGAAGAACCTGATCAACTCCCAATCCCACACCAGCAGCAAAGTACCGCCCGCTTTCATCGCGACTTCGACGTATTGCCCAGCGCTCCGAACCGAAGATCACTTGACCGGCCATGCCCTGGTGGCATTGGTCATCGCCTTCTACCCTGCTCCGCAAGGTGATCGAACCGCTGGACAAATCCAGCTCTACCACAGGGCGCCCGGCCTCATCCGTAGCCCTGGATCTGAGTTTCACGCTCAAAGCTGAGTCACTAATCATGGCCTCGTTGATGTAGGTGACGCCGTCGACCACGATGAATGGCTTGCTGTTGCTCTGCATGGACTCTCCCGCTGACCTCAGTAGGCCCGGTATGTAATGGACAGGTTGACCTGGTACCAGCCGTGGCCGTCATCGCCGATGGTGCTAGCCGAGGCCGTATAGCACTCAAACGGCCCGGTCTGGTCGCTGTAGAACTCGAAGTGCTGTACCAGCGCGTCGGCGGCTTTGGTGATGGCCAGGGTGCCCTTGTAGCTGGGCACGAACAGCTGAATCATGATGATGCCGGTACGGCGCACGCACGGGCCGATGCCGACCTCTGGCGCGCTGGACAGTCCTGGCACATCCGCCAGCCTGGCCCAGATCGGCTTGCCGGCCGGGTCGAAGGGTCCCCTGGGGTTGTTCGGGTAGTCCACAGCGTCAGCGGGAATCCCCGCCCACTGCGTCATGCGGCCCGTGACGATGGCCCGGATCTGTTCGAAGGTCATGTCCTGTAGGCCTCGGCGACGCCGTTGAACGACACCGCGTAAATGCCGGCCGGAGCCTGCTGGGAATGGCCATCCTCAAGCGGACCCGCATACGGCAAGTTGTTCTGGATGAAGACCTGCGTATATGGCTCCAGGCCGGTAACCGCCCTGGCGCCGCTCTGGATGGTTTCAGCGCCAGTTGGGTCAACGTTCGCGGTGCTGGTGTACACCGGCGCGCCCACACTGACGATGTTGTTGCCACGGAAGCGCCCGGTATCTACCGGAGACCGCAGGACGATCTCGTTGAGCAGCGACATGGCAATGACACGCACGCGCTGGCTGAGTTGCTCCTCAACCACTCCAGCGAACAGACTTGGCGGCGTGCTCCAGCCTCTGTTCTTGGCCATGGTCACTTCCTCAGCTGGATTTCGTAGTGCGCCTTGGCCGGATCGATGCCCGGGCTGACGATGCGGTACGTGGCTTGCTGCCCGGTGAGCAGGTCGTCGACCGTGATCTGGTGCCCAACCGCCGGCCTATCCGTGACCTCATTGGCCAGGCAGATCAGCAGAACGTCGCCCACCAGGATGTTCAGGCCGTCGATGCGGCGGCTGTCGTAGCTGTCGAACACGCCGCGCCCGGTGTAGGTCACCGGCTGGGCCGTGCTGGTCTCGCTCACAGGATCCCAATCGCCTGGCCCCATGTAGGAGCCAGTGAAGGTGAGCACGGCATCGGCAAGGTCATCATCAAACGCCGCAGCCAGATCTGACTGCACTTCGTCTCGCAAGCCCATGGCTACCCCCTGTCCACAGCAAAGGTGAACGGGTTGCAGCGCCATGGCGAAATCAGGGCAAGGGCGAACTGCACTCCTTCAGGTTGCGCGCCTGCGCTGCTGCGATCTAGCGCGGCATAGCTGCGGCTGGTCGATACCGATCCGGCCTTCACGCTCTTGGCCTCAAGCGATCCCTCGGTCTGCTGCTGGTACAGCTGGCCGGTGGATGCGACCAGAGCCAGCTGGGCCCCGGCCTGCTTCACCTCCTCAGGCACGGCATTCATGTCGATGCCGCACAGACGGAGCGAGGTGAGGTATGCGTTGGCCTGCGCTACCGCCATGGCCTTCTTTTCGTCAGGCGCCCAGGTCGAACCCAGAATGGCGTCGACGTCCGCGACGGTGATGTAGGTAGCCATCAGGCCTCCGCTGAAATGAATGGGGCCGAAGCCCCGGTGTTACTTGGGTAGGTCGTCTACCAGCTTCTGCAGCGACTCTTTCGAGGCGTTGGCGCGGTAAGTGACGCCAGCCTTCTCCAGCGCAGACTTGAGCGCCTCTACCTCAGGATCGGCAGCCGCAGCCTTCAAGGATTCGATCTGCTTGAGCAGTTCAGCCTTATCCTGCCCCAGGTCGATTACCTTTTTCGCTTCGCCGTCGCGCTCGCGCTGCAGGCTGGCAATTCCGGCATTGACGGCTTCCAGCACCTGGAATAGGCGGCCTGCGGTTTCGCCCAGTTCGCCTTGCGGACGCTTCAGGGCCTGCTCAGCGAACGACTCAACGATCACGTCGATGGACGCCAGCTCAGCCGTCAGCTGATCAACTACGTCCTGGCTCAGCCCGTCAGCCTCGACCACCACGGCCAAGGCCTTCAGTTCAGGCCGAATGCTGACCTCTGGCACTTCCTTAGCCTCGTTCTTGCGATTCGGAGCTACGTTTGCGTCGACGATGACCAGGCCGGCTTCCTTGGCCAGCGCTTTCACGTCTTCCTGGTACTGGTGAAACGGGCCTGGTAAGTACCAGATGTTGTTCTTGCTCATGAGCTCGTCCTCAGTAGGCCGGGCCATATGCCCAGCCCACCGTCAGGGGTTACTTGGAAGCGTCACCGATCAGAGCAACACCAGCGGTGTGCTTGATGCTGGTGGCGGTCTTGTCCCAGTTGGTACCGGTGGCCAGTTCGGCATCGGTCGGAGACTTGCCGCCGGCGGTCACATCCCAGGTGTAGCCCTTAAGGCCAAGGCCGAAGGTGTAGTCGGTCTGCAGCGTGGTCTCGATCCGCTCTTTGCCGTTGGTGGTCTGGACGTTGCTGATGATGTCGCGACCGTCGTGCACCAGTGCAGCACCCTGGACCAGAGACAGGATGATCTCCTTGTCCGGGGTGCCGTCCTGCATCAGAGCCGGGGCATCGGTCACAACCGAGACCTTGCCCAGGATGTCAATTACACGGACGTTACCGGCCTGGAACAGTTGCTGCTGGTTGGCTAGGTTCTGACCCACCAGCTTGTGGTAGGTGGTGCCCTGCATCACCTGGGTTACCAGGTTCTGGCTCGCATCACCGAACTTCGCGTGGGCGTTGTTCAGGCCGGCATAGGTGATGCCGGCGGTGGCCGACACGTCATTGACGGCAGCGGCCTGGGCAGTGATCGCGGCGACCAGGGCGGCGATGGCGGTGTTCAGCTGGTCCTTCAGCAGGATCTCGGCGAACGCGCGGGACGCGACCTCGATGCCTTGGGCGGTCGGGCGCTCCAGCCAGGTCATCTGCGAAGGTTCGTAGCGGATCGGACCGAAGCCACCAGCGACTTTGACCGAGGTATTTTTCAGTTCGGTCAGGTCGGTGATCGGCGCAGCGCCGTTAGCGGCGTAGCGGTCCACCCGGCGCTGGGCAGCGGCCAGGGTCTGGAAGAATGACTCTTGCAGGAAGTCGCCGGTGAAACCGTCCGGGGACAGCACGATGGCGCCGCGGCTGGCGGCGTTGAACGCAACGAGCATCTGATCCAGCGTCTCGATGGTCGCCGGCATGATGTATTCGTTGAAAACCTGCATTTGCGACAGGGACATGGGTGTATTTCCTTATTTCAATGGAAGGTCTGGGAACCGGCTGGCCAGTGCCGCCGTGCGTTCCTCTTTGGTGCCGCCGATGTTGCCTCTTGCGGCCCCGCCGCCTTTTCCAGCACCCCCGGCCCCGCCGCCGGATGCCTTGCTACCAGCGATCAGCGGGCCGAAGGCCGGATCGTTGGTGAATTCTGCTTTCAGCTCGTCCAGCGTTGCCGCCGAGAGCTTGCCAGCCGCGTCCAGCACGACAACGGTGGGTTTACCGTCGCGCTGCTCGACGCTCAGTCTGCGCTCGATGTGGGGAAGCAATGCCTTGGCGCTGCCAGGGACAGCCAGGGTGGTCGCGATCTCGGTGGCGGTGCGGCCCACAGTCAGATCCCGGATCTGGCCCTGCAGGGTGCTGTTGGTGCTTTCGAGCTGGGAGGTCAGTTCGGCTTCCCGGCGGGCGTACTTCTCGGACCAGGACTTCTCCAGGCCTTCAACGTCGCCAGCCTTGCGGGCGGCCTCCTCTGCCTCGGTGCGTGCCTTCTCTTCGGCCTCGCGACGGGCTTTCTCGGCTGCCTTCTTCTCGCCGAGCAGTTCTTCCACCTTGGCCTTCAAGCCGGTGACGTCTTCCTGCTGTGGCAGCCCGTCGATACCGAGGACGAATTTGCCGTCCTTCTCGACGTAAAGGGCTGCTACCGATTCATCTACGCCTTCAAGACTGTCCAGTTGGAATTTCAAGGTCATTGCTGTCTCCCAGAGACGTTGAGCAGGCCCTGCCTGCGGGCATAAAAAAGCCCCGCACAAGGCGGGGCTGTTTGTAAGGGCTGATTCAGCTGAGTTTTAGAAGTGATAGCGGCTCAAATTTGGCGATAGCCTTGCTAAGGCTTAAGGCTCCCCGCTCAACAAAGTAGAGTTCAAGACCAATGATTCCCTCACCCTCAAAAGCGATCATGAAGCCATATTTTTCAGCGATATCACGCGCGACTGCAGGATGTTGCTCCAGCGCACCAGGGAGAGGAAGGCCGTAAACCTGTACGTGCGGGCCAATTCTAGACGGCCTTCCCTTCGCCCCCAGTACGGTAATAGCCGCTTTCACAAAATAACCGCTCCAGGCGTCAGCCATGGCATCTCGCAGAGATGCGCTCTCATCTGGAGTGAACCACCGATCTTTAATTAGGCAATACGGCCGAACAGTGTTGATCAGCTGATCCCCAATCACCTTTTTCTCTTCAGTCATTTGTGGCTCCCATGATTAAAGAGCCATACATATCCCCTACAGCCAAGGGGCGCAATATCACTGTGCCAATAGTCGCTCGAATGCCATCGGCTCGCGCTCGCGCAACCGCTTGAGGGTCAGGGTACGGCCGTCGTCATCTACAAACCGGTCGATGGTGAGCTGGCCCTTGCTGAACAGCTTGTATCGGGTCGGGCCCAGCACATCCTCTTGGAACTCTGCCGGCTGCCTGGCCAGCCACTCGCCGTAGCTGGTCTTGCTGCTCACCTGTTCAACGCCATCAGGCCCGACTGAAGGCCGGGTTGATTCCGGGATCTCCCGGACGAACTCGTCTTTTAGCACGGGGATGAGCGTGGTCCGGCACCTCCAGTGGTACGGCGGCTTTGGCCCATCCAGAGGGATGATCGTCTGGTCGATGCTCATGCAGAACAGCGTGGTCCGGCTGTCCAGGGTGGCGATCCGGCGCATCCCCTTGAGGATGTCGTCGTTGTCCTTGAGCACTTCCACGCGTGCGGTGGTGGCGATGTGGTTGGTCATGGTGTTGACCAAGGCCTGTGCCTGGTCACGCTGCTGGACGCCCAGCGACGTCAGCCGGCGACTAATCTGCCCGGACGTCTCGCCCAGGGCCGACCCCATGCGGATCTCGCTGATGATCTCAGCGCTCTTCTTGGTGCCGTACTGGTCGAGCGCGCCGTTGATGCTGATGCGCTGGCGCCCCTTGCCGACCTCGAGGTCGAGCGGATCGGCCAGAGCTGCTGCGGCGACCTGCTCAATGCTCGGCCTGTTCAGCTGAACGACCGTCTTCACGACCTTGCCCAGCAGCGTCATGTTGAACTCAGCCTCATAGCCGCCGAATTCGGCAAGGTCCAGCACGGCCTGCTGCTTCATCTCGCCGTACACGCCCGCCAGCTCACCCTGCAGCTCTTGGATCTGCTTCTCGTACCGCTGGGTGCCGTACCGACTCAATCCTTCTGATACGCGAGATTTGGCGGTGCCAATGGCCTTGGTGATGAACTTGGCCAGCCGCTTCAGACTTCCGCCGGCATAGCGCTGCACGTGCACCTGGTGGCGAGTCGCTGCGTCGGACAGGTAGCCGTCACTGTTCATCGCCGCCATCTCCAGTGTCGTTGCCGGTCACCGGCGGCTGCTGGGCGATCTCTTCGTCGATCTTCTCGTCGCTGCGGTCTGCCTCGAGCACGCCACCCTGGCGCAGGTTGGTGCGCAAGTCGGACTTGGCGATCAGGCCCTGCTGCCAGAGCTGAACCTGGGCCAGGATGTCCTGGGCGGTCATCGTCTCGTCGAAGAACGATTGGTTGAGCCAGAATACCGTGCCGTCATCGTCCGGCTCGCCGATCATGAAGCGCTCAGCGTCGAGGATGGCCCGCTTCAGGGCCTCAGACACGTTGCCGGCGATGGTGCCCAGCACGCTGTTGTCCGAGCTGTAGCGGATGCGCACCGCCTCAGCCGTCTCGGCGCCGCCCGCTTTCTGCACAATGCGCGCGCCGATCATGAGCATCTGCTCTTCTTTGTCCTTCAGCAGCGTGCGGGCCAGCTGGCTCTCGGTTGCTTGGACCAGGGTCGCGGTACCGCTCTTGCCGAGGTTGTAACCGCGGGTCGAGCCAATGTGCATGCCGTTCGGGTTCAGCTTGGCAAAGTCGTCGGCGGTGATGTCCGTGGTGATGAACAGCGTGGGCTGACTGCTGATAAACCCACTCTCCTCCACCGTGGCGCTGTTGCCGTAGTGCAGGATGTTCACGTCGGCCAGGTCTTCCAGCGGCGACTTGTCGATGCTGGCGTCGTTGTTCTGGGCGCCGTAGAAGCTGAACAGGATGTGGTCAAAGGGGCGGCCATTTTTGTCGAGCGGCGCGACCTCGCTGTAGCTGTTGCCGTCTTCGGCGTAGACGCGCTGCACATAGCGGCCATCAACCAGCAGCAATACGCGGTATTGAGTGCTCGTTGTGCGCTCCAGGCTATCCGCACTGAACTCGGACACGCATTCCAACAGGCAGACATAGACCAGGCGCTTCACGCCCTCGATCACCTGCTCGTCCCAGTCGATGATCGCTTCAGCCCCGTAGTGGTGGATCAGCGCACGCCGGCCCTGCAGGTCGGCCATCGATGACACTCCCTCAACAGCTGGGAAATCCACCAGGAAGCCGCCGCGCCCTGCATCCAAGCACTCCCCTACCGAGTCCTTCGAAAGCTGCTCCAGGCTCGTGCCGTCGCCGCTCGCGTTCTCTTTCAGGTACTCGACGCCGGTTGGCAGCTGCAGTTCGGCAGTCTTGCGGAACACCGCGCCCAGCAGACCGGTGCGAGTACGTCCTGTGATGTTCAGGAACATCGCCCGCTTCTTGTACTGTTTGTACCGCGCGAGGTTCTCGGGAGACCTGTTCTCTGGGTCCGGCATTGGCAGGTAGATATCGTGCTTGCGCACCTCTCGAGCACCAGCCACGCAACGCTTTACCAGCAGCCAGCCGGGCAAGGCCTCCGAGTACTCTGCCCGGGGAGTGAAATTCGGCATGGGTGGCCTCAGAAAGTGAAGGTGATAGGTACGTGGGTTACCGGCCTGCTGATTGGGTAGTCGTGATGGATGAAGTAGCCGCCAGCGTCGTTCGCGTGGTCCACACCAGACTTCTTGTCAGGCTCCCCGTTGGGTGCCCACACCTGCTGCTCCAGACCGTCCGCATAGGTCGGGCAGCGTAGCGGGTTGATCAGGTAGCGTCGCTCGCCATTCGCGTTGCAGAACATCGCGTTCATGGCGTTGATGCGGTCTTTTACCGGCGGGTTGGCATCAGGCGCGATGACGCTGAATCCGGCCTGGCGCAGGATGGCGATGTCCGTCTCGCTGGCGTTCACCGACTTGCGCGACCCGCCAGAGGCGTCGGGGTAGATCCTGATCTCGCAGGTCTTCTCGTAGTCGCGGCCGTTGTGCCTCCAGTAGCGTTCCTTGATGCGCCGGATCATGTCCGGGGTATCGAAGCCGTCGATCAGCTCATCCACCGCCCTGGGCTTGCCGTCTGCGCGCTTGACGTGCGTGATGGCGGCCATCTTGCCGACGTTGAAGTCCATGCCGATGAACAGCGGCTCTCCAGGCTCTACGGTGTCGAAGCAGGAATTCAGCTTGCGGTCGTAGGCGTGGTAGATCGAGCCGGCATTGAGGTTGACGAACTGGCCATTCAGGTAGGCCAGGATCAGCTGGGCCGGGTACGACTCCATCAGCGATGGGATGTAGTCCGGGGGCAAGTTCAGTTCGTTGTCGAAAGTACTGGCCTGCACCAGGCCGTACATGCCCTGCAGGGCCGGCTTCTCGCGCAGCTGCTTCACGAACTGCTGATAGACGAACTTGAACCCCTCAGGGGTGGTCGTCACGTCTACGCCGTTCTTCAGCCCGGGCACGTTGTAGCGCATCCGGGCAATGATCTTGCGCCAGGCATGCTCGGCCTTCAGCGCGGGCAGAACGTCGAGTTCATCGACTAGGGCGTGCCCGATCTTGAAGCCGACGATGGTCTGCGGCTTCTCCATTGAGCGGCAGATGGTCGTGCTGCGGTACTGGCCGCCGCTGTAGAACTCGACCTCCTTGTCGCTCTCCTTCGTCTTGACCTTCAGGCCCCAGTCGAATGCGACCTCCTCGATGGTCGGGAAGAAAATGTCGCGGATCTGCGGGTAGGTCGGCGCGAAGTAGCCGGAATCGATCCGAGGCCACTCCCAGACGTGCTTGCACAGCGCTGCGCAACCCACCCAGGTCTTGCCGGAGCCGAACCCGGCCACGAAGCCGCGGAACTTCTGCTCCATGCGCAGGAAGCTGGCCTGGGGCACATTAAGTGACGGCATCCGGCTTCCTCGCATCCACCACGTCGACCTGCACACGGGTAGGCGGCACGTTGTCGTGGGGATTCTCGTTCTTGGTCTGGCGGTTCACGTAGACGTCGCCGACCTCTTTGGCCGCCTGCTCCAGTAACTGGGCAGTGAGCGCCATGTTCTTCATGGACTCGGCCTTCTCGGCCATCCTTCCCAGTGCACGGAGCCGGAATGCCCGGTTGGCGATAGGGATCTCGGATGTCTCTTCACGGAATCGCTTGCGCGTGTCCTCGAACAGGGTCCGCCAGCGCTTGGCCAGATCTCGGCCTGCGCTCTTGGTAGGGTCATGTGATTCGCACTGCTGGCGACTCACCTCTATGCCGAATTCCTCTCGGACAGAGGCCGCCACCTGTGCGGGGGTATCGAAACAGGCCAGGGCCTGAACGATAAAGGCTTTCACCTCGTTGCTCAGGGCCGCCATAGGTTCAATTCCGTCTTAGGTCTGTCAAAGGTCAGGCAGACTTGAGCAGACAGGTTCCGCAGGCCCTCGAAATGTTGATCTTGGCCACCTCAGGCGGCCGGCTTGCAGCGTCGATCAGCTGCTGTACGTCTTCGCTGGCACCGTAGCGCCTGACCACGCCGACGAACTCTTCGACGTCATGGCCGCGCAGGTAGAGCTTGGGCAGCCCGTCCTGGGTGAACTTGGGTGCGCCGTACTCATCGGTTGCCTGGGCGATGTGGTACAGCTCGTGTTCGACCAGGGCGCAGAACTCAGCGTCGGAGCACTCAGCGCAGTAGTCGGCAGCCAGAGTGATGAGGTAGGTCGGCTCCTCGCCGAACCACTGGCGCATCTGCTGCTCTTGCCGGGCTTTCTGCCATCCGCCAGCACGGAACATAAGCTGTTCGGCCTGGCCGAGAACTACCCGCCCCTGTTTGGCGAACCCAGTCGATGCCCAGAGCACGCCGATGTTGGCGTCAATCAGATGGGCATGCTCAGGGTTATGGATGCTTCCGGTGTCGGCAAGGATCTCGCTCTGTATCCAATCCCACACACCTGCAGCCGGGCGCAGCGTGAGCAACAAGGATTCGAGCAGGTCAGCCGGGGGCATCGGTCTGCTCATGGGTCAACTGCTCCTTGAAATGATGGCGCGTTGCCGGTATTGCTAACAGTCAACTACCTGGAGGCGAAACGATGCTGAAACTCACCGAAGGCGAAAAACACTATCTTCTGGAGATCCGTGCACTCTCAACGAACGCGGAAGGCCACGATGTGTTCGTAGGGCTGAACAGCAACGAGTCGGAGCGCTATCACTTCCTGAGCAATCCACTGAAGAGCTTGGAACATTCAGAACGGGAAGAGTATCTGGCGCTTCATGAGAAGCATGAATTGGCTCGCTTGCTCGTCTTAGATGCAGAAAACACGTTGCGGGTTGAGCAGCCGTCCCGTCACTGAAATCCCTGACTGCCAAGATAGAGCCGTTTGACACCAGCCCCCACCATGCTTCTCATCGAAAGCAAAGGATCACCTTTCCATGCCTATTCAAGAGTTCGGCGCCAAGAAAAACTACAGCGTGTCTCAGCCCCTCCCGCGAAATTTAGAGCATCGTCCTATTTACGCGATGCCCTACCAGCCATTTGATGGCAAGTACATTGGCGACACAGATGCTCGCTACCTGTCGATCGGCATTGCCCAATGGAGCCGCGAAGATGTCTCGCTCAAAATTATGCGTTACGCCACCCAGTGGTCACGCCAGGCCGAAGAGCTCCCTCTGCATCGAGTCGTGGACACCTCGATATTTTTAGCGAAGGTGCTTTTTGACGAGGCAGATCACGCCGTAGAGATCGAGCGTGGGCTTTTTGAAAACCAGCCCGCAGGATTTCGAGTAGAGCGTGAGGCCTGCGATGACAACGATGCGGCGTGCTTCGACGCATTTCTGAATAAACATGAGCCTGCTTTGCGTGACCGCTTCAACAAGCTCCACCAACTACTCAGCAATTTGAAAGCTCAAGGCAAGCTCTAAACTATTCACCAAAACTCACTTGGCGACCATCTCGTGCGTCTCGGCGTGGGCATGCCCGTGCAGGATGGCGACGATCAACCCCTGAGGCAGCCCTGCTTCCTTGGCTGCATCGATCGCCTTGATCAGCGCCGTGTCGAGCGCATTGGTAGCGACCACCACATCGGACGGTAGCGGCAGGACGTGGCGAAGTCGGGTCACGTTGCTCATACAGGCCTCGTTCAGGGCAGAGCTATCAGGCGAAGGGATCGGCTGGCTTGGCGATCGAGCGCACAAACCACATGAAGCCCTGCTGCAGGTTGGTCTTGGCCAGGGCCAGGGTGCGCTGATCCACTCCTTCGATCTGGCCAATCTGCTTGAACAGTTCGCCGGCGTCTGCCTCAAGGGCCTTGATCGAGTTCATGCCGTCGATCTCGCTCTGGGTGAGGTCGCGATAGCCGGTGATCTTCTTGTGTTGATTGTCCATGGGGAATCCTCAGGTGTTCGCGCCACGAAACGGCGCACGCTGGAAATGTGGCGCGACTACGGCGATACCCGATTGAGGGCCTCATCAGCCTTGTCGGCGGCCTGGGTAGCAGTGGTCGCAGCCTTCGACGCTTTGGTCGCGGCGCTCTCGGCCTTGCTGGTCAGCTCATCCAGGCGCTTGTCGCGCTCGGCCATGGCGGCATCGTAGGCGGCCCGGATCTCGGCCACCTGGCTGGCCTGGGTCGTGGCCATCGACCAGAACGCCGACTGCCAGCCCAGGACCGCTCCGCCGGTGACCAGCAGTGCCGCGATGATCCAGACCTCTGCCCGGCGCCACCAGCGGCGGGCGATGAATTCAAGTGCGCATCTGTCCATCAGGAAGCACCTCCCAGCTTTCCGCGTAGTCGGGCGATTTCATCGCTCTGCGCGGCTACGCGCTCATTGAGCTGGCCGACCTGGCTGGTCAGGGCTTCGATCTTGCCCTCCAGGCGCCCTACCGTGGCTACCAGGTCGTTTCGCTCCTTGGCGAACTGATCGGCGCGGGCCTCGGCTTCTTTCCGGGCCTCACGCTCGATGTCGAGCAGTTCATTCAAGCGCCGGACGACGCCGATGTCGGCGGTGTCCATCGCGCGGTCAGTCGCGTCCCTCGACAGCCACTTGCGCAGCCAGAGAAAGCCGCCCAGCAATACAGTGCCCGTTCCGCCCAGCCAGGTGGCTGTGCCTGGGCCGAGGTCGGTCGGGTCCATCCAAGATCTCCAGAAATGAAAAAGCCCGCACAAGGCGGGCAAGGGGAGCTACGCAGAAAATGTTAAATCTGGTGGCTGTAGAAGAGGGAGTACGACTCGATGCCGTCGTTCGGCTGTTTGATACCAGCGTTGGAGTAGTGAACAGCTCGGATACCGACCTTCTGCGTCTCGCCGATCTTCAAGCCTGCGCCGATGCGGTCTTCGAAGTTGAAGGCCGAACCAAAGTCCTGGTCACCTGCGGATGTACCAGAGAAGACAGCAAGGCCGATGCCAGCCTCAACGAATGGCTTCACGTTACCGCTGCCGAACTCGTAAACGAAAACTGGAGCAAAGGAGAGCGAATGAGCGCCGCCAGACGCATCACCTGCTTCCCAGTAGGTGTAACCGGCATCCCAGTACCCGGTGAGGCGACCAGTGCTGCTTTCCAACCAGCTCTTGTCCCAGTCAAAACCGATTCCAACGCGCGCGGTCAGGCCACCCTGACTGGTCGCTCCAACGCCTCCAGACAATTCAGCGGCCTGAGCACCGACAGCAAAAAAAGAGAGCACCGCTGCGGCGATGATATTTTTCATAATCACGGAATTCCTGATGAATTTTTCTTAGCAAGCTATGTGAATCAGATTGCCATCAATTCGTTCCGTGGGTTCTGAAAAATTCTGAAAATAAGCGAAACGCAGGCAGAGGGCCTATTGAGGGCCTCTTCGGGCAACAAAAAACCCGGCACTTGGCCGGGTTTAGAGTGATTTTTGCCACAGGCAAAATTATCAGGATGGCGAAATAGTGCCATCAGCCGGACAATTCCGTCAAGCGGCAGATTTCATGATTTTTATAACCGAGGAGACGGGCACCAGTGCAGCCTTGTCCAGGTCGTTGCAGGCGTCGAAGCATGCCTGTATGAACCCCTCCCATTCTCGAGTCCATTGCTCGGACGACAGCTCCAGGCCAAGCATGTGCAACAGCCACGCGCGGAACCCTTCCGGCGTTGGGCACGGATCGATGCCCTCGCTCTGCCCGCCCTGGTGCATGCGGCGGTACCGGTGCAGCACCCCCAGCGCGACCATGCGGGCCTTCTCGAACTTCTTGGCGTACATCCGTGGGCCAGCGGCATAGGCTACGCGGAACATCGCTTCGTGCGCCTCCTCTGCGTCGTCGGCGGTGGCCATCGGGCTGTACATGTGGTTGCCGAACGCCTTGAGGTGGGCCGGCAGCGTGTCGATCGCCCGCTGGATGTGGGCGGCGACTGCCTGGTGCACCTGGTGGCTGGCCTTACGCTGCTTGTCCGTCTTCTGGATCATGCGGCCGAGCAGCCCCATTTCCTGCATCACGGCGCCCTGGCTGTCCCGTGGGATGTACAGAGCGTCGTGCCACGCCTTCCTTGCGCTGCTCAGTTGCATGGGCCGCCCTCCTCGCGCTTGCGCCGGGCCTTGATGGCGATGCCGCGCCCGATGGTGTAAGCGCCGATGATCATCAGCCCCAGGAGCAGCAGCTGGCCGCTGTCAGTGGGTGTCCAATTCATGCTGCTGCCCTCCGTAGGTCTTTGAGTTTTTGCCTGTACAGGGCCTTGATGGCCTGCAGGTCTTCAATGGTCAGGCGCTGGGGCTTATGAGGCCCTTCGAGCCAGTCGACTCGGTCGGCGCCGATGCGCTTCACCAGGCGGATGCGGTACTCGACGGCATTCCCCGACAGGTTGCGGTTGCACTTCACGCACTGACGGTGGACGTTCAGCGGCTCGAAGCGCAGCTCCGGGCAGGCTCCTACCGACCGGTAATGCCCGGCGTCCCAGCGACTTCCGGTGATGAGGTCGTGATCGCTCGGCAGCGAGTCGCAGCTGATGCACGGCAGGCTGGCGTCACGCTCGCGGATGTAGGCGTTGAACGAGGTCTGGGCCTCGGCCATATGCTCGCGGCGGGTCTTCAGCTTCTCCCGGCGCTCCTGCAGGTCTTCGCGGGCCTGCTTGGCAATCGCCTTGGCTGCGATCTTCTGCAGCTTCGGATCCTTCGCCATGGCTCGGGCGCAGGCCATGCTGCAAACCGACTGAGTGGACATGGCCGGCTTAAAGCGCTGGCCACAGCCAGGCGCCTTGCACTTCTTCGGCTTGATCTCCTTGGCAAGCATCAGTACCGCCCTCCCCACCGATCCGGCTCAGTCCAGCGCACGCCATGCTCGGCGCCGAAGGCGTGCATCACTTCGAACAGGTCGCTGAACCACTTCTGCGACTGCTTGCGGGTCGAGACGCCCAGGACGACAAAGCCGCCGTCGATGCCCGGTACCGCGTCCTGCTTCTGCACCGCGGCGCTGAAGATGTGCTTCCAGTCCTCGTCGGTGAGCTTGCGGCCGTACCAATCCACCTGCTGGGAGACGTCGCGGAGCATTGCCCACAACTTCCGGTTGCAGACGTCGGGGCGCTTCTCGTCCTTGATGACCACCACCTTCGGCTTGGTCAGGTCGATGGCGTGCAGGGCGCCATACAGGCGGTTGAGGTCTTGGCTGCTGCGGATGGCGAACTCAGCCATGGGATGCCTCCTTCGCCATGAATTCGTCGACGACCGCGTCCGCCATGCTGCTGAACAAGGGCATCTTCCCCTCATTCCAGATAGCCAGCGGGGAGCTGGTGCCTATCGGGTTGCGCACGAAGCGGTAGCGCTCTGCATCCTTGCGCAGGGCCTCGTTCTCGGCCTTGAGCTGGTCGCGCTCTCGATTGGCGTTGATCAGCTGGGCTGAGAGGCAATCGCACTCGCCTCGCCACTCGCCGGTTATGTCGTGCACGTCGCCGGCGTCACCGCAGGTCCAGCAGAATGGTCCGCGGTGCCAGACCTCAAGCTCTTGCTCAAGCTCTCGCTCTTTTTTGCTGCGGCTGGTCGCCAACCGATTGAGCTCCGCGAGCAGGGCCAGGACAGTGGCCGGCGTGCAAGCCAAGGCGAAGTCCGCGTAGTCCTTGTTCTGCGCCATCAGGTCAGGGAATGACCGGTTCTGATGCACATCAAAGACAATCCCGTTGTCGTTGCGAATGTAGAGGGCGCCGTGGCTGCGCATGAAGCGAAGCGACTGATGCGATAGGCAGGTTTCGGCCAGCGCTTTCAGGTCACGCATCTTGTTGATGTCCATCAGTGCTTCTCCTGCAGAGGCGGTCGGTCGGTGAGCGTTTCGTGCCAGTGCCGGTAGCACGGCGTTTTCCGTGCCCAATTGCAGCGGCCCTCAACCCGACGCCAGAATCCAAGCTTGCTCCGGCAGCTGCCTGCCACTGGCTCGGCTTCAAACCAGTGCCAGTCACCTTCTTCGTCCTGAGCCAGCCAATTCGCCCAGCTGGGTGCGTCATCCCAATGCGGAGTGGCCATCACACACCCTCCCCGGCCGGCTGCCCGGCGCGCTTGATGTTCAACTTGGCCAGCAGGTGGGCACGACATGCGGCGGCGCTGGTTGGGATCTGCTGAATCTCCAGCAGGCGGACCTGCTTCTGGCTGGCGTACTCGTCGGCCAGCTGGGCGGCGCTCTTCTGGCTGTCGTGGCCGATGCCCGTGGCGATGTCGCCCAGGGGTTCGCCGGCGACCAGCATGCGGATGGTGATGTCGTAGGCCCGGGCGAATACCTTCTCGGCCCGCTCCACCTCCATCGAACCAAGGTTCTGCGCCTCGCACTGCAGGGCCGCGTGGCGCACCGCTGCGTGCGACCAGGTTCGGGAACCTGCCCTGCTGGGGTGGAAGTTCTCCAGCGCCTCTGCCAGGGCCCGCACAAGCGGCGGAATGCCCATCTCTTCCGGCGTCGGCTGACACAGCCTGATGAACTTGCCGCTGCTCGGGGCGAAGTCGGTACCCAGAACCCGGCACTTCTGGATGCCGAAGCGGATCTGCTCGAGCGTGTTGATACCCGCGGCGACGAAGGACTTAATCCAGCTGCGCTTGGCAGCCTTCAGGGCCTCGTCATCCGGCCACGCCTGCTTCCACGCAGGGAAGATTGCCTGCAGCTCCTTGAACAGGGCGTTGACCACTTCGGTGGTGCCTGGGTCCAGCTGCTTGGCTAGGGCCTGGACCTCGGCTGGCAGGTTGCGGGCCGTGGCCATGATCTGGGTGACGCTCTTGGGCTTGGCGGGCGTGCTCATAGCACCCCCAAGTCATCAGCCCAGCTGGTGTCGTCGAAGTCAGGACCATTACCTTGGCGGCGCGGAGGGAACTGGTGGACGTTGCCGGCCTGGGGTAGCTCGTCGTCCCAGCGCTTGCCGTTCAGCCAAGTGGCCGGATGCGGGATGAACTGGCCGCCATCCTTAGTCCAGTCAGCAGACACAGCCCAGGCGGCCAGTGCGGCGGCCATGCGGTCGAACAGGTCGGCGTCGACCTTGAGTTTTTCCCAAGCCTTCTCGGCGTTTGCCTTGCCCACCTTGCGCGGGTAGAGCTTCCAGAATCGAGCGAACAGTTCGGCGTCATCGCCAGATGACGAAATCTTTTGATCTTGTTCTTTATCTTCTCTTCTCTTCTCTTCTCTGGTCCGCGTTTTGTCCGCATCACCTGCGGACGAATTGCGGACAGAATTCGCTTTGCGCGACTCGCGCTTGCGCTCGCTATCATTTGCACGACGCTTGGCGCTGGCTCCGTTGTGCTCGTCAAAGCGAGGCATGACAAGGCTTCCAGCCTCATCGATATCCGCCCATTCGACATCAACCATGGCCTGGGTGAAGCCCGGCCAGCCGATCACCGCATCCATCGCGTCCGTGGTGTAGCCGTGCAGCACGCCGTCAGCAGAATGGGTGTCAAAGATGCTCCAGGCGACATGCAGTCCGCCAATCACCCGCAACCTGTCCGCACGCAATGCGGACACCATGCGGAAAACTTTCGGATGGGTCTGAAGATCCACACGCATTTTGATCCAGTCTCCGGCCATTACGTACGTCCTACGCCGACCAGGCCGGCGAGCTCAGGGAAGCGATCCACGTACCAGTGAGGCTGCGTCTCGCGCGGGGATTGAGGGCTGGTCAGGTTCTTGCCGAAGCGCAGCCCTTTGTCGGTGATTGCCCAGAAGGTCACCATTTCCTGCTTGGAGTTCTTGCGCTGCATGACCTTGATCAGGCCGGCCTGCTGCAGGGCCTTGTTGAACGATGCTGGGGACATGCGGATGCCGTTGTCCTTCAGCAGCGAGGTCAGCGCTTTGGTAGGCAGCGAACTCCCTCCTGCTGCGTCAAGGGGCGCATCCACGGCATAGTCGGGCAGGAATTTCGGGTCGAGGCCATTATTCACGGCGATCTTTGTCAGCATCTGCATCTGGCACGACGCAGCAGGCTTCAGCAGGCGCGTGAAGCACTCCATAATGGCGATTTCGCCTATGACCTTGGTGCCGTTGGCCATCACCGCCTGGCGAGCCTCGGACTGTCCTTCCAGCTCTCGCCAGCGCCGGATCACCCTCATGCGCAGCGCCGGGCTGTAGCCGGTCAGCAGGCAGTCGGTGTGCTCGCGATCGAGCTGGTACTGCACCTGCTCGCGGTTCCGACCATCCAGGTAGATGTCCTCAAAACTGAGGGGATCGACCTTCAGGTCCTTGAGCATGGCAACGACATCTCGTTTCACGTTGTCGTGCCGCTTGCCGGTGAGGTTGGCGATCTCGCGGGATGACATCGTGCGCGCCACAGAATCGTGGGTTGCGTTTTGTGGCGCGCCCCTGGGGAGGGCCTGTACACTTTGGGTCTGCATATGCATAATTCCCCTTCAGAGTTTTGTATTGCAGAGAGCCGGGCCGCGAACCCGGCTTTTTTGTCTCTGCGATTTGATGTCCCTCATGAGGGACTGGCGCCCGGGTCCCTAATTAGGGATCAGACGGTTACCTTGGCGCCACGAATGGCACCACGTTGCTGCTCTTGGGCGTGCCCCGCTGGCCGAGGAAGTGCGTGGTCCTTTTCAGGATCTGCGCGGCCAGCTCGTCGGTGCTGACACCGACCTCCTCCGCCCAGGCTTCCAGGTCCGCAAAGTCATCCCTGCGGAAGCGGGCGACCTCCACGTCGTGCTGCTGGACTGCTTCGTTTGCAGGCGACATCTGTCCTCCCAATGCCCTATTCAGGCCCTGGCCTTCCTCTCGTTGATCAGCGGCAGGTGGCCGTGCTCTTTCTTGAACGCCAGCGCGGCTAGGATGATTTCCCGGGCCAGCACGCTGTGCTGGGCCTTGAGCTCCTGGGCGTACCCCTTCAGCTCGTTGAAGTCCTCGTCATCCAAGCGGACCTTGACCTGGTGGTCGTGGCGGTGAGCTTTGTCGTCGTAGGCCATCGGGTGATCCCCTGCGCGCTGTTCAAGTCGTTCGGGCTTATTAGTTACGGGTCAGGGCCTATTCAGGCCTTCCGGTGAAACGGCGTTACTGCTCCCCGCGGGCTGCGGGGCTTCGTTCGGTTGGCCAGCTCACGACGGATCAGCTCGGACGCGAGAGCTTCGGGACTTACGCCCCGCCTCATCGCCTCTCGCTCCAGCTGCTCCATCAGTCCCTGGTCCAATCCGATCTCTTCAATCGGCATGGGGCCTCCTACGGGCCTTCAGGCCACGTGCTGATCGCCGGTATTCTCCGAAGCCAGGGCGGCCAGCTGAGCCTCAAGCAGCTCACGGCAGAGCACAGCGCGCTGAGTACGATGAAACTTGGCCAGCGCCTGAATCAGTTCGAACGTGTCCTCATCGACCCGGACCTTGATCTCGCGGTCATGCAGGTGCTTGGGATTGGCGTACATGCGGGGATTGCTCCTTGCTATGGAAATTGAGTTACGCGGCGCCCTTCAGCGCTTTGCGTGCAAAGGGGATAAGGTCCGGGCGCAGGCCAGCGATCGTGATTTCGCCGTCCGATGCGTCTTGCAAGCGCTCAGCAAGATCGACGGAAGCCTTCCGATGACCACCTGCGAGCTGCCAGAGATGGCCGACAGTGGTCTTCGCTGCGGCTGCTACATCCCGCCGGCGCTCATTGGTGGCGGTAGCCAACCATTCACGGAGGTGATCATTCATGTGGGTTCTCCTTACACATATGGCGAAATTTAGCTCATGGCTAATGTTCGAGCAAGGAGAATTTAGCCTTGCGCACATTTAGCACAGGGCTAAACACTGGCATTCTTCGCGCTATGGATATCTACGAAATTCGCAAGCACAACCTGGTCAAGCTGATCGGCAGCCAGAGAAAAGGGTCCTGCGCGGAGCGATGGGGGATGGCTCCTGCGCACCTGAGCCAGATCCTCTCCGACAAGACGGCGAAGAACCTGGGCGACGACGTAGCGCGCCGGATCGAGGAAGTTGAGGGGCTGCCGCGAGGCTGGTTCGACTCGATCCCCTCGGGCGACGACGGGCAGCCACTGGCTGAAGTCGTGGACAGCAAGCTGTCGGCTGCAGATCTGGTAAAGCAGATGCTCGCGAAGAGCGGGAGAGGTATTCCTGAAGAAACTCGCCAGAGGCTACTGGCTGCGGCCGAGGAGCCAGCTCCTGCGGTCGCTCCAGCCGATAGCGGAGTAGTCAAGGCAGACTTCAACCGCCCAGGCCTGGTCGGCGATGAGGTGTGGATCGCCCACTATGACGTGCGTGGAGCCATGGGCGGCGGCGAGCAAACCCATGACTTCCCAGAAATGCTGCAGGACGTGCGCGTCAGCCCCAGGCACCTACGCGAACTGGGCGTTGAGTTCAAAGAGCACTACCACCTGAAGCTCGTCACCGGCTGGGGTCAGTCAATGGCGCCGACTATCAAGAACCGCGACCCGCTGATAGTCGACGTCAGCATCCGCGAGTTCGCTGGCGACGGCATCTACTATTTCTCCTGGGGTGGTCACGAGTACATCAAGCGGCTGCAGATCGCGGATGAGGAGCATTTCGAGATGATTTCGGACAACCCTAAGCACAAGGATCGCTTGATACGGCGGGAAGAAACCTACATCCAGGCGCGGGTGCTGTTGGTTTGGAACGCGCACTTGGTCTAGAGCGCTTGTCCAGTTGCTGTAAATGGCCGCTGACGGCCCGCCTTGCGTCGATCAGATAGACGGGGCTTGCGCGGGCATACTTTTTCACTATGTTGACGCCACATTGGCGCTATGCCGATCTAGATGCTAGGTAGTGATGTATGGGCAATTTAAGGTTACGCACATGGAAGCGCTGATTAATCCGGACATTCTTCGCTGGGCACGCTCGCGCGCCCGGCTGAGCACGGGATCTCTCGCCAAGAGCCTGGGCACGTCGGAGGACAATCTCATCGCTTGGGAGGAAGGTGCTAAGCGCCCGACCTTTAAACAGGCTATGAGCTATGCGCATCACACGCATGTCCCATTCGGCTACCTCTACCTATCGTCTCCGCCAGAGGAAACGTTACCGCTGCCTGATCTCAGGACAATAAACGGTAGAGAGCCGAGCTATAGCCTTGCGTTAAAAGACACAATCCGCTGGGCCATGGAGCGCCAGGAGTGGTATCGGGATTGGCTTAAGCTGCAGGGCTACACAGAGAATAAACTTGTCGGGCGATTCGCTATACAGGATGGGGTAGGATCGGTCGTTGGCGACATCAGGAAATCGCTACAAATTCCTGAAATACCGAAGCGCGGTAGTTTTGATGAATATTTCTCGAGCTTAGTTACTAGAATCGAAGCGGCCGGAATATTAGTGATGCGGAACAGCATCGTCAACAACAACACAAGCAGACCCTTATCTGTTGACGAATTCCGCGGCTTTGCTATTAGCGATGCGTTAGCGCCCGTTATCTTTATCAATACAGCAGATTGCCCTGAGGCCAGGCTATTCACGCTCGGCCACGAACTCGCTCATATCTGGATAGGCGAGTCCGGAGTATCTGACGCAGAACCATCTAACCGACGTCAAGAGGAGGTATTCTGCAATGCAGTCGCTGCTGAACTACTTACTCCCGAGAAAGAGTTTCGAGTGCTCTGGCAGAAATATGAATCTTGGACTGATAACTTGCCCACGCTTACCAAAGCATTCCATGTTAGCGAGTGGGTCGTGGCGCGGCGCGCCCTGACTCTCGAATATATTAGTCAAGAACAATACAGTCAGTTCATCGCCAAGAAAATCGCTGCTCATAAGGCTCGCAACAAAGACGGCGCCCCGCCTTACTCTAGGCTTCAGACAGGACGAGTCAGCAAAAAGTTAGCTACTGCAGTGGCGAGTGAAGCTCTCAGCGGGCGTTTGCTGTTTAGAGATGCTGCTCGGCTTATTGGAATTAAGCCACACAAGATCTCTGAATATTCTAAGAAGGAACTTGGATTTTGAGCTACCTACTCGACGCCAATTCTTATATACAAGCGAAAAACTTTCATTACCGCATGAAATTTTGCCCAGGTTTTTGGGACTGGCTTGACTCGTCTGCACAGCACGGCAAGCTGTGTAGTATCTCCATGGTGTATAAAGAGCTTTCCGACTTCGGGGACGAACTATCAGACTGGGTAAAGAAACGGCAAGATCATTTTGAAGGGATAGACGATAGCGATACCCAATCCGTTTTCGGGGCAATAGCCCAGCACGTCATGGATTTGAAACTCCCACCTGACGCTGAGGAAATTCGTTTCCTAGATGGCGCCGACCCTTGGCTTATCGCTAAAGCGTGTACTACCGGCAAGACGATTGTAACCCACGAAGTTATCGCGCCAGACAATAGCAGAAAAATCAAAATCCCTAATATTTGCAAAGACTTCGGGGTCAGTTACATTAACTCCTTCGATTTACTTGATACGCTTCAGGCTCGTTTTGTAATGGAGCGTACTTAGGAAAATAGCGGGCGTGCTCTCATGGGACCAAGCCCGCGTCGGCGGGCTTATTAGCGCCCATCAGAAAGGAGCCTCCTTCTCCACCTCGACCTCACTGTCCTCCTCGATGATGAAGTCGTCCCGCTCCTGAAGCGCGCTTCGTTCCCACCTCACGGTCACCGTGCCATCGTCATTGAACGTCAGATCCAGCTCGGGCACTTCAGCGATCAGCCCGATCACCTCCTCCCATTCTGCCTCTCCGTCCGTGTCCAGGCGATGGATCGTCACCCAGCGCTGCGTCTGTGCGATCGGATGATTGATCATTGACGATACTCGCAGGCTTAGCCGCTCTAGCCCGGTCATCTCCTGGCGCTGCTTCGGCGCCGCTCTGTTTTGATTGGACATAGTTCCATCTCCGAAAACTGTATATTTGTACAGTGATTGCAGAATCATAGCGCAGTGCTAAATCTCAGGTAAAGGCCCTGCGCAAGAAGTCCAGCCGTGGAGGAACTTTGTCGCTCAGCGAAAATAATTTAGCTTCTAGCTATTGACGATTCTTTAGCCCCTGGCTAAATTTCACCTCAAGCAGTCACCAACAAGGGACTGCCGAGGCCCTCACCGGCCGCCGCTCTTTAGCGACACACCTTGCCGGATCGACACCGGCCCAGATTCAAAGGCAGCGATGGACAGGCCTCAACGGTCCAGAGGGGTGGCAACTGCCCCGGGCGTGCAGCGTAAAGCGCCGAGTTCAGTTATCCAGCGGGAGAACAAGCCGAAAGGCCCGCGGCTGGAGGAACAACGAGAAATGCGGCCGAGCCGACGCCAGCAGCGGGCGCGGCCGATGAGGTCACTTACGGCGCCCGCCACCAGGCGAGCCGCCGCGAAAGACCTGAGTTTCGAGATAGAGAGTGTCGCCCTCTCCGGGCTTGTACGGGGTCTTCCGCTCGATTCGGCAGCCCTTGCACATGATCGGCACCGGCTTCCAGCTGTGGTGATACCGGAAATGCGATTTGCAGAACCTGCAGGTTGTCTCTGGCCACTCTCGATCCCTTCTCTCCTCAGTAAGCGAGGTCTTCAGTTGTCGCAGCAGTTCGAGGCTTTTTGCATCCATGTGAAAGCTCCTGGGGTTTCCCTGGATCGTATCAGCCTGCCCACGCGCAGCCCACTGCGACGGCGGACGAGGTGTTGACCGAACTGAGTGAATGACCTGGTAAGCGGGTGCGGAGAAAAACAGAACGATTCACTGATGTCGCTTCGATGAGGCGGCATTGGGAATCCACTGGAGGAATGACGATGAACAAATTCACCCGCGACGCCAGCGTCCTGAACTTGCAGCACGCTCTGGCTGATGCCAAAGCCGAAACTCGGCGGGCTACTGATTCTGGCTGCTCTGAAGAGCTGATCTGCGAGCTGATGGATGCCGAAGACGCCATCGTCTCTCAGCTTCTTCGTATGGGCTGCCACCGCCGTGACTGCTGAGCGATTTGACTGGCTGGCCTTGGCGACAGGGCCAGACGGGAAATCAACCGCCCTGGAGGGCAACGTGATGCGACCAGTTATGACCATGAAGGCCCTGCACGATAATCGCAGGCGCCGGACAGGGATTGAAGACGCAGCCGAAGGCAAGTTCCACGGCTGGGGCGTCGAGTACGAAGAGTTCGAGAATGGTCCCGGCAACTACACGGTTGCCATCGTTGAGATGGCGGATGGCACAGTCCAAACGCTGATGCCTTGGGCGATCCGCTTCTTGGATGGTGAGGACTCCAAGCAGCAGGCTATGAATGACTTCCTCGCCCGGCCAGCAATTGGCTGAATGATTCCCTGACAGCCGGAAAGACGGCCCGATGCCCTGCTCCCCTTCGCAGGCTGCATCGGAGTGTGAGCTGAATCCTGCCGCCAAGAAGCAAAGCTTCTAGCGAGATCTGGAGGAACGAACACCGGTCGATGCAGAGATTGGCTCCTGCCAGTTCACACCCCGATGCAACTTCGAAGCAGTCAAAAAAATTGAATCAGCGAGCTGCCTGCTCGGTCAGGAATTATGAACGCAGTAAATCTGACGAGGTAACAGCAATGACTATCCAGGCAGAGACACTCGCTCAACTGACCAAAGCTCTCCAAGAGCGCGGCATGAATCTCGTAACAGACGTTGCATTTACCAGAGCGCCATATCGGAAAAACCACCGCTGGATCTGCATCGTCGAGTAGCAATTCTATTTGCCGGCGGCTCGGGCTAAGACCCCACCGCCGGCCCCGCGCACTTAGCGTCAACCCCCGCAATACCTAGATCAACACCCCTTCCCTTCACATCGACCGCATTGGCAGGCGCCAGGCCACCTTTCACGGTGGGTTTGGTCACCCGCGCCTGGCTCCTGGCCAATGCGGTTGCACAACCACCAGGAGGACGCCATGGGCGCACTTCGAGCAGCACAATGGCGGTACGACCATGCTGAGCCGGAAGACGACTCGGCGTATCAGGAAGCGGCGCAAAACTGGATCGAGAGTAAGGCCGAGGAGCTGGTCGGCGGCTGCGATGTTCTGATCCCGCAGCGCTTTGGCGGACCGGTTGGCGTCCGCCAGGACCAGTTCGTAGCCAAGCTGGCCGAGCATCTCCGCGCTCTGCAAGAAGCTGAGAAGGACGATCTCAACGCCCTGGCCCTTCTCCTGCTCCAGGCGCAGGCCGGTGGCCCGGTGAAGAGCATAGTCCCTGACATCCTCGGCCCTAGCGACCACGTCGGCGGAAAGCTCTTCGAGATCGCCGAGTCGATGCTCGAAGGCTATGCCGAGCAAGGCGTTCAGCACGACGCCGATCAGGCCAATGAGCCATGAGCCCGCACGTCCTGCTCGACAACGAACTAGATGCCCTGGCCGACCCATCAACCCCGGTCAGCTGGTCCGTGATGATCCAGAAGCAGCTCACCGAAATGATGGCCGATCAGCGCATCACCATCGATGAGTTCAACCACTACTGCGGGCGCCTCAACAAGATCGTTGACGGGCGCAAGGAGGTTGCATGACTACGCCGCTTTTCCCGTCGATCATCGATGACCAGGTAGCCGAGGTCGCCCAGGCCGTGCCCGACGACCGCATCCTGCTGGTGTTCAAGGGCCTGACAATGGCGGACGCCATGAATCAGGCGCGCCTGGCTCACATCGAGAACCCGGCTGCCTGGTCTGGCCGTGCTTACCTTTGCGGTATGTGCACGCTGGCCTATGAGGTCCGGACGTGACTGGCTCCCAACGCGCCCGCCGCTTCGCCACCTGGCGCGGCTCCTTTATCACCCTCTTCTTCTGCACTGCCTGGATGCTCGCAAGCGCCTGGGCAGGCTGCATTACCTCCTGACGCAACACCCCGAGTGCGGCGGGCCCTTCGTGGATAACCGTGCCCGCAAGGGAGCGTAAGCCGGCAAGAGCGCGCAACCATCACCGGCAGCCAGGGCGTCTGGCCTACATCACGGGCGTGACCTGGCATTTCCCCTATTCCAACTGACGGCGCCGGCCCGGCGCGAGGTGTATCAATGTCCACTACCAACATGAGCATCTGGGAGAAGGTCCAGACGACCGACACCCGATTCACCAAGGACGCCAAGGTCGGCGGCCAGCAGATCACCAGCCTGAACGGCACCGCCATGGTCATGAAGGCCACAGAGCTGTTTGGCCCGGTCGGCATCGGCTGGGGCTGGAAGATAATCGAAGAGCGTTTCGATGACGGCCACGAGATCTACGCCGGTGAAGGCGACAAGCGCACCTGCATCGGTCGCGAGATCGGCCACACCGTCAAGATCTGTCTCTGGTTCATGCAGGACGGCCAGCGCGGCGAGATTGAGCAGTACGGCTGCACGCGTTACCAGTACAAGACGAACTACGGCATGACCACCGACGGCGAGGCTCCGAAGAAGTCGCTGACCGACGCCATCAAGAAGGCCCTGTCCATGCTGGGCTTCAGCGCCGACGTGTTCCTGGGCATGTTCGACGACGTGAACTACGTCCAGCAGCTTCAGGCCGAGCAGGCTATCGAGCAGGCCGAGGACCGGCAGGCTGAGATCGACCGGCAGCAGCAGGAGCGCCTGGACTTTATCAAGGACACGATCACGACCATGCAGAAGGCCGTCACGCCGCATGAGCGCAAGAAGATCCACGACCACGCCGTGCGCAAGCTCATCGGCCGCAAGGACGAGAAAGGCGCCGCGCGCATCTCGCTCGAGCTGAAGAACCTTGAGTCGGGCAAACCTCAGGAGGCAGCAGCATGACCCAGCTCTACGCACTCACCGGCCAAATGGCCGAACTAGCCGCCATGTGCGACACCGACGACGAAGGCCTGAAACAAGCAATTCAGGACACCATGGCCGGCATCCAGGGCGAGTTCGAGGTGAAGGCCGACAACATCGTGATGCTGCGTCGGAACATCGAGGGTGATATCGGCGCCATCGACGCCGAGATTGACCGCCTGAACGAGCTCAAACGCATCAAGGCCAACAGCGTCACGGCGATTACCGACTACCTGCGTCGGAACATGGATGCGGCCAACATCAAATCGATCAAACGTCCCCTCTTCACCATCAGCCTGGTCACCGGCAAGGAAAAGGTGATCGTCGACAACGAGCAGGCAGTACCGGATGAGCTGACGTCGGTGGTGACCAAGATTGCGCCGGACAAGAACGCCATCGCCGCCAAGCTCAAAGCCTTGCGCGAGCACAACGAAGCCGTCCGCAAGCGCGTCGCCGCGGGCGAAGACTGCGAGCACGAACTGATCCCCGAGCCGGCCTGGGCACACCTGGAGCGCGGCGAGAGCTCGATCCGCATCAAGTGAGGTAGGCATGAACCAATCCATCGACCTGGAGGCCGCCAAAGCGGCCTTCTTCGCGTCTGGCGGCCAGCTGGTTGTGCTGGAGGGATTCACCTACCGGCCATTGCCGCCCCGCAAAGGGCCTGAAGTGCAGCCGGCGCCGGCTACCAAGGCGCCTGCCAAAAAGGCCGCGCCATCGCCCCGCAAGGAAAAAATGAAAGCCCGCGCCGACCAGGTGGCCGAGATGGCCAAGACCATGACGTGCCAGCAGGTTCATGAGGCTACTGGCATTTCCAAGCAGGCCCTATTCCGGGCCTCGCGGGAAGGTAACTTCGTGTTCCGGCGCGCAGAGCGGAAGAAGTCGGCCAACAGTAAGCGAGATGTCCAGCGCATGATCCAGCGAAACCTGAAACGGATCGAGGAGCTGAAGGTGGTCCAGCAAATCTGCGCCCTGCGCGACACCGGCCTGCACCGGGCCCAGGTAGCCGAGCAGTTGGGCCTGAATTACGGAACGCTGGTGAACATCATCGAGCGCAACGACATCAACTTCCCGCGGGTGCGCGTCAGGAAATGAAGCGCATCAACAACCTGGTCCGCCAGCGCCGGCGGCAAGAACAGTTCCACCTGCCGCCCAGCGGCCTCACGGAGCACCGAAATGCAGAAAGCACCCTCTGGAGTAGTGACCCTGCCCGCCTGGATGAATCGTCCGGTGAAGAAGCTGTACATCACCCGCAGCGGTGGCCAATACCGGCCTGATGATGTGGCCATGGCTTTCGCGCTGAGCCTGCGCTTTCACGACAGCGCCGACCACCTACGCAGGCTGGCCCGTCGCCTGGTCGACAAGGTCTGCCTGGAGCACCAGCCGAACATGAAGCGCCTGGCCCGTGAGCCGGACGACGCCAAGGTGTTCGACGCAGCGCTCAAGATCATCAACCGGGTGTGCGACCTGCTCGAGTACGCCCCGGGCACCGCGTTCGTGCGCAATGGAGGCGATGATGGCTCTGACGCAGAAGCAGCGTGACGATCGGCGCCGCGAGAAGGCCGAACGCCTGCAGGAAGAAGACCTGCGCTTGAAGGTTCGACTAGGGACTAAACAGGCCCTGCTGGAGCTGATGGAGTGGGCCGGGATCGAGGAACAGGGCGAAGCGATGACGCTGATGATTCATCACATCGAGGCGCTCGGGCATCACGCACTGTTCCGGATCGCGCGCCACGAAATCGAAGCTCACCGAGATGTGGCGCGGACTGAGCCGCTGCGACTGTCAGCCAGGAAGCGAACCGGCCAACACCTGCGCGCCATCTGCGGCTGGGCTAACGCAACCTACAGCCAGATGATCGAGGCGCTGATTCACGGTATCCACGCACTGGGCAGGCTGCACGCGGCGAAGTTTCTCACCCCACCGCGGCATGAGATCAGCATATCGCCGCGCCTGGCCCTGGCCTTCGACCGGAAGAGCCTGCTGATGATTCAGCAGGATCCTGGGGATGAAGTCTTCTTGCCAGCTTCTAAAAATCAAGAAGAAGCGTTGAGTACACGTCTGATAATGGAGACGAAGGTCAGATAGCTAACCTGGGGATGATCTTGGGTGACAAGCTGTTCGCCGGTTGGAGATAGAATTGCGCCGTTCTGACTAACCAAGAATCGGGCAACCTCAATTGGCTCATCTGTAACCAAAGACTTGGTGCAGACAACAGCCTCAACCATGCCGAAACCAGTTCTCCAATCTCCTTGGCACTGGACTGAGAACTTCTTGCCCATGACCTCCCCATCTAGGCGGCTCTCGCCCGAGTCCGGCAACGTCAGCACTGCACCGTCTAGGTAAATACTGCCCAGTTCACGCCAATGCCGAAACATGTCGAGCAGCTTTCCCTTTGCCAATTTGGCAGCGAAGTCAGCCGATGCGATCTCTCCACGAAATAGGTCGGCGTTGTACTCAAAATCGCTCTTTTTCATCTTCTTTTCCTATCCCGGCTCCATGCCGGTCACCCGTAATACCCCATCCCAAACCAAATTGCCACCATGCCGCATCCGGCCACGGAGGGCGGCGCATGCATGGAGAAAGCCATGAAGACCTTCGGCAACATCACCGCTAACGGCAAGGTCTATCTGTATCCAGACGAGGCGCCAGCAGATCGGCTCTGGATGGACCAGAACGGGCACACCAACTACTGGTGTTCAGTCCAAGACCGCACCACTGGAAGCTCCAAGTACCCGCGCACCGAGGGCCGACAGACGCTGCCTGGCTCCTCTGCATCGTTCAACTGGGTGCCGGGGAGCGCAAAGCACTCCATGGCAGGCCGGGTACGAGTTGAAGCCGTACCATCAAGCGGCAAGGTCATCATCGGACAGATTCATGCGGTCAACTCGCCTAACCCATTCCTCATGGTGACCTGGTGGAGCGGATCGGTGCGAATCGAGTCGCGCAATGTGCCGCTCGGGAACGCTCGAACGCTGATTGAAAAAGCGGTCCCGCTGGGCCAGACCTTCGACTACAGCGTGCAGGTCGACGAGCTCGGGGAGCTGAGTGTTTCTCTCGACGAGCTGCGCAGCGTTTCAGCAGTGAGCTCGACGTGGAAAAAACTGCCGTTTTACTTCAAGGCCGGGGCCTACGTAATCGACAACAAAGGCGCGGCAACTGAGGGCGGCTTGGTAGTGTACGAAACCTTCGACGTGCTCAACGGTGCGGTGCAGGTTGGAAGTTGAATTTATCCAACCCACGCCAAGCTACCTGACCCTCCGGCGCTGCCCGCCAGCGCCTCAGCACAAACCGCAATGCAAGGCCATTTGCGCTAGTTCGTTCGTGAGATGCAGCAGGTTCAGCACCAGTAATACGACCAGGTTGAGCTCTTTCAGCTTGTTCATTTTTTGCGGTTCTCCAAGAGGTTGCGTCCCGGTATGTCGCTTCATCCTGAGCGACACGTAATGCCGCTTCCTCTTGGGTTTTTTCCAAGCGCTGCCCGCCAGCGCCTTCCCCTATTCAACGATAACGCCTCCCCGGCGAGGGCGGCGCCTGCAAGCCTGGAGCCTGCCATGACGTACACGCTTCACCTTGGCGACTGTATCGAGGCGATGCGAGCCATGCCCGAAAACTCGATCGATAGCATTGTCACCGACCCTCCCTACGGCCTGAGCTTCATGGGCAAACGCTGGGACTATGACGTGCCCAGCGTTGATATCTGGGTGGAATGCCTGCGAGTGCTCAAGCCTGGTGGCCACCTGCTGGCGTTCGCCGGTACCCGAACCCAGCATCGAATGGCTGTCCGAATCGAGGACGCTGGCTTCGAGATTCGCGACATGATCGCCTGGGTTTATGGCTCAGGCTTCCCCAAGTCGCACAATTTGACCGGGGAGCATGATGGCTGGGGCACCGCGCTTAAACCGGCGCTTGAGCCCGTCACCGTGGCGCGCAAGCCACTAATCGGCACCGTGGCGACGAACGTTCTTGAACACGGCACCGGAGCGATCCACATAGATGCCTGCCGCATCGGGGCGACCGACGCCGCTTACGCCCGCAACTGCTCCGGTGATCGTGGGCACGGCGGCACTCGATCGATCGAGAGTCGCGGCGCTACCGACATGCGCCAGGGCGGAGGGTCGGCGGCGTCCGGCCGCTGGCCAGCCAACCTAATCCACGATGGAAGTGCCGAGGTAGTGGCGCTCTTCCCTGCCGAGGCCGGTGCGAGTGCGCCGGTCAAGGGGTCCGAGCCAACGGCCAACGGTTTCAGCGGGCCGGTGAAGTACTCCGGCATGCGCGAACGCGTGGCCGGCGCCTTCCACGCCGACGCCGGAAGCGCAGCCAGGTTTTTCTACTGTGCAAAAACCAACCGCAAGGACCGCAACGAAGGCCTGCCCATTGGCGACCAGAAAGCCGTCAGCACCAACGCCACCATGCGCCAGGTCGAGGGCGCCGACTGGTCTGCCCGCAACGGCAACCACCACCCAACGGTAAAGCCGACCGACCTGATGGCCTACCTGCTCCGCCTGGTCACGCCGATCGGCGGCATCGTCCTGGATCCGTTCATGGGCAGCGGCAGCACTGGCAAAGCAGCCATGCGCGAGGGCTTCCAGTTCATCGGATGCGAGCTAGACCCGGGTTACCTGGCTATCGCCAAGGCGCGTATTGAGTATGAGCAAAAAAAAGCCATGGCCCTGCTTGACCCAAACCCGGAACAACAGCTGAGTCTCTTCATATGACTCATGGTGGTCAAAAAAAAGCGCCCCAAAGGGCGCTAGAAAATACTTATCCAAGCCTTAGTCGAGATAACGCCCCCGAGCATTACTCGCCTTCATATTGCCGTGAGGGTTGCTGTTGCCATCCCCAAGTACGAGAGAGTAGGGAACCTCAGCCCCAAGCGTCTTCGAAAGACGGTTTTCCTTAAGGTCATTGAGTGTAGCGCTAGCCTGAATCCTACGCTCGTAAGGGTACGCAGGCACCAAAGTGTCAGGCGCGCAGCGCAGAATCACCCGGATCCCCTCGCGATCAAAAACCTGCTCCTCGAACTCCCGAGCCGAAACCTTTTCTTCCATATCCATCCCCCCCCCCAAAAAAATCGGCGCCAAAAAATAGCCCCAGACAGCGCCTTAATCTGGGGTTATCAGGAGCTTATATCGATCTTATATGGCTTTCAACCCCTGACCAGCAATACCACCTTACTGAACTAGCACAGGGCACAAGATGACCACAGCAATCGACCTGTTCGCCGGCCTCGGCGGATGGAGCACCGGCGCGCGCGCCGCAGGCGCCCGGGTTCTCTGGGCGGCAAACCACTGGCCTGAGGCCGTGAAGTGGCACGCAGCGAACCACAAGGAAACCGAGCACGTCTGCCAGGACCTGCAGCAAGCCAATTGGGCCAAGGTCCCGCGCTCAGATATCGGCATCGCCTCACCATGCTGCCAAGGCTTCACCAACGCCCGGGGCAAGAAAAGCGGAAACCCCGAGCATGACGCATCGCGCTCTACAGCCTGGGCCGTGCCCTCTGCTGCTGAAGTGCTGGACCAGGATGCTTGGGTGGTCGAAAACGTACCCGAGTTTGTGAACTGGGTGCTGTACCCCAGCTGGGTGGATGCGATGCAGCGCCTGGGCTACCAGGTCGCGCCGCACATTGTCGATTGTGCCGACCTGGGCGTACCGCAGCACCGGGTGCGCCTGTTCCTGATCTGCACCAAGAGTAAAGCGCCGATTCAGCTGCAGTTGCAGCAATGCGAGCACGTGCCGGCCAGCAGCTTCCTAGACTTCGACGCCGGTCGATGGTCGCCCATCGAGAAGCCGGGCCGGGCCCAGGCCACGCTCGACCGAGTGCACAACGGGCGCAAGCGGTTCGGAGACCGGTTCATCATGCCCTACTACGGCAAGGGCTCTGGCACCACCGGCCGCGACATCAACCGGCCGATCGGCACCATCACAACTCTTGATCGCTGGGCCCTGGTCGACGGCGACCGGATGCGGATGCTCAGCGCCAGCGAGGCCCTGGCAGCGATGTCATTCCCAGCCGACACACTGCGCCCGGACAACCACAGGCTGACCATGCACATGGCGGGCAACGCGGTGCCGCCTCTTGCTGGTCAGCGAGTGATCGAGGCGTTGCTAGCTGCGGCGTGACTCAAACCTGGATATTGAGCCGGTCACTTAGTTGGAAGGCTCGGGTCCTTGTAGATCTCGATAATCCTGTCCTTATCATCCACAAGAATCGTAATCCTACCTGGCACGATATCTTCTGTGACGCGGTCGCTTAAATGGACCAGTCTGCATTTGCTACCAATTAAATCACTGAGGACAGCCGGACCTAAGGCCTTAGAAATTGGCCATGGGGTGTAGTCCGTTTCCCTCGCGAATGGCCATGGATGAGTATCGTCCCCGGGCCCCTTCACCTGCGTCATGTCATGCCCCTCACGGTCTGCACGTTGATCTTCAACGTTTAACCAATAGCCGAGCCTCGGCCTTAGTGCCAGCGAGATCCCCATGCCCACAGAAAACCGATCCAGCAACACCGAACTGATCAGCCAGGCCGCAGCGGCCATCGAGGACCTGCTGGCAAACGGCACAGGCGCGATTGCGGCCGGGTCCTGGGCCAGCCTGCCCGCCGAGCTGCGCAAGCTCACTGCCCCGGCAGCCCCCCAGCCCAACCCCGAGCCTATAGCCTGGATGGTTGGTACTGCCTTCTGGTGGACCAAAGAAGAGGCAGAGAGGGATGCGGCGGAGACTGGGCTGCCGATCGTTGGCTTAGGACCGATGAACGATGTCGGAGAGGCCGCTCGCCTTCGCGTAGAGCTGGGCCATATGCGGGAGGAGCGCGACGACCTAAGCGCCAAGCTGGACCGCTTCTATTCGCGCACCCACGGCATCAAAAACCTGGCCGTCATCGAGGAGCTGAGCGACAAGCTTGCCGAACGGGATGCGCTGCTACGCGATTTCCTCGAAGTTGCAACCGGTGGCTTCTCCGATAGCGATCACGTACTGCGCGTGCGACGCCACCTCGAAACATTCCTGTCCGCCAGCGCAGAGCCGGAGGCAACGTGAAGACACACTTCGCACCATTCACCGACTTGGAAGACATTGAGCAGGCACCTTGCGGAACCTGGCTAGGTGAGGCCAGCGAGCTATCAGGCGACTGGTCCGAAGTCGATTGCCTGCTCTGCCAGAAACACAAGGAAAAGCTCATCGCTGCCGCAGCTGATGAAGAGCGCTTCATCGTCGAGCAGATGGGCGACATGGCTGCATTCATGCGCGCACAAGGCTAGGCCGCCACGGAGCACATTTGTACTCCTCCCTGCTGTAACCCCTCTCCCCTCTATTCACTGCCGCGATATGGCGGCCAAGGAATACCTGTGTCCGAGAAAATTGAGTTGGACCTCGACGCGATCGAGGCAGCGGCCAAGGATGCAACGCCGCAAGACTTCGTCAGCGCCCAAGTCGGCGGGGCCGAAGAAGGCTGGATGGAATGCCCTGGGTGTGGCGGTGAAGGCTCCGTCGAGCTGACGGCCGACTACCTGAACTACGACGGCGTGGCCTTGGGCGTGCAGTTCTACGGGATCGGCGAGCCGCACGTCCATGCAGAGGCCCACTACCGGGAAGCTCGTCCTGCTGTCGTGGTCGCGATGGTCGAAGAGATCCGCAATCTGCGCCGCGCCCTCGGCGGCATGCTGTTCGCCTTCGACGACGGCGTAGGCGAAGACTGGTCGCATAGCGTGCTCGATTACGCCCGTCAGGTCACCCCGGCAGTCGAGTTCAAGCCATGACCCGCCTCGCCCTCTGCCTCCTGCTGCTGGCCACCGGCGCCAGCGCAATCGAGAACGTCATCGACGTGCAGCACGACAGCCAGCGCCAGCTCTCCCCGCACGAAACCCAACCCGAACCTACACCCGCTCTGGCGCCTGGGCGCTGGATTGATGAGAGGTATGAGCTGTGACAGAAGACGACATCATCAAGCTGTCGGCCAAGGCCATGGGCTTCGATCTGGAGTACCGGCGCGGCAGTGACGCCTTCTACTACGACGACCCCGAGACAGGCCGCGAGGTATGGCTGCCGATGCAGGATGACCGGCAGACGATGCTCATCATCGCAAAGCTCAGGATGGACATCTGCTGCTTGCACCACCTCGCTCGCGCCACAGCGCATGCGCCGTATGTCGGCTTCAAACAGAGTGAGGTGTCGCATGCAGACGAACCCAGCGGGCGGATGAGTGCTCTGCGCCTGGCAGTGGCAACAGTGGCGGCCAAGTATGGCCAGGGGATGCTCGACGGCGGGACAGACGAGCGAGTTCTGGGCCACTTGCTTGGCATCGAAGGCTCAACCGCCCACGCCATGCGCGGCGCGATCCGAGAGTCTCGCGAGGAGATCAGCAAGGCGTGCCAACGCCTGAAGCGGAAGGGGCTGGTGACCAACAAAGGGCCTTTCTGGCAGGCGGTGCAACGATGACCGACCTGATCGAAGTTAAGACAGCCAGGCTGATCGGTGCGCCGCTGGACTGGGCTGTGGCCATAGCCGCGGGCTTCACCATGGACCCGGATTGCCGGACAACTGTGTGGCACCGCGACGGTATCCCTACCAGCATCAGCATCCGGGGCGCAGCTGAGGGCTTCGGTTACCGCCCATCCACCTACTGGGCACAAGGCGGCCAGTTAATCGACAGACATCGCGGCAGCGCCCAGCACTGCCCAGGCCTGGCCGATGACATCTGCTACAGCGGTGGGCCGGAAGGCGCGGGCGTTTGGTGCTACGGCCCCACAGCTCTGGTCGCGTTCTGCCGCGGCTTCGTCCACTACAAGCTCGGCGATACCGTCCAGGTGCCGAAGGAGTTGATCTCATGACCGTGATCCTTCCCCTCGCCTATATGGCCTACCTGATCTACAGGGGGCCGCGATGAGTGACGCACCGATTGATCCGCAAGAATGGTCGTTCGGCGTCAAAGTCGTGCAGATCGAAGACATCAGGGTCGCCCGGGGGCTAACACGCCGACCGCGCTCCTCGTGCCGACACCGGAAGATGGTCTACGACGAGAAGGAGCGGCGCGTCTGGTGCAGCGATTGCGAGACCGAGGTAGAGGCGTTCGATGCGTTCATCTACCTGGTCGAGCATTACGGCGCAGCGGTTAGCAAGCTCAACCGTCGAGCCGAAGAACTGGCCCAGGCTGAGAAATTCCAGCTCCGCAGTCGAGCTGCAAAGGCAATGGACGACGCATGGCGCAGCACGACCATGGCGCCTCTATGCCCTCACTGCAACAACGCTCTAATGCCAGAGGACGTGGTTGGCGGACTTGCCAGCATGTCCAAAGAGTTCGTCCGGGCCGAGCGCAAGCGCAAAGCAGATCTCAAGAAGAAGTAACCCCTCCCCCAACTACTCAAGCCCGCCGACATGCGCGGGCATGGAGAGCTATTGCCGCCGCCGGCGGCGTGGAGACCATTCATGGAAACCGAGATTCTTTCGGACGAAGAGCTGGCCGACCTGACCGGTTACAAGGCCAGGGGCTGGCAGCGCCGCTGGCTCAACGAGCGCGACTGGCACTTCGTCGAGAGCCGCGGCGGCCGCCCCCTGGTGGGTCGCCAGTACGCCCGCATGAAGCTTGGCGTCACCCTCGAAGTGATGCCCTTAGCGCCACCGCCGCCTCCAAACGTCCCCGCGTGGACACCCGATGTATCGAAGGTAAGGTGATATGCGCCCTAGGAAGACTGAAAACAGGGATTTGCCGCCGGGAATGTACCGGCGCAAGCGCACCAGCAAGAGCAAGAAGAACCCGGGCAAGGAATGGGTCAGCTATTTCTACTTGGACAAGTCAGGCAAGCCAATACCGCTGGGCACCGACTTGAGCTTGGCCCGGCTTAAGTGGGCCGAGCTGGAGGCGAAGGAAAAACCGAAGGACCTAGTGACCATGGGTGCGATCTTCGACCGGTACGAGCGCGACATCATCCCGAAGAAGGCGCCGCGCACCCAGAAAGACAACCTGGCCGAGATTCGTCAGTTGCGGACGTACTTCGAGAAAGCGCCCATCGACGGCGTCACGCCGGCACAGGTTGCCCAATACCGAGACGCCCGAAGCGCAAAGGTCAGGGCCAACCGGGAGATCGCAACCCTCTCCCACGTCTTCAACATCGCTCGGGAATGGGGGCTGACAAGCCGAGAGAACCCGTGCCAGGGCGTGCGCAAGAACAAGGAAGTACCCCGCGACTTCTACGCGAACGATGCAATCTGGAAGGCCGTCTATGCAAAAGCGGTGGATGAACTGAAGGTTGCCATGGACTTGGCGTATTTGACGGGCCAGCGTCCGGCGGACGTGCTGGTGATGAGGCGGGACGACATCGAGGACAAGGCCCTCGGCGTGAAACAGAAGAAGACCCACAAGAAGCTGCGCATCATGCTTGAAGTGGATGGTGTGGAGAGCGGGCTGGGCAAGCTGATCAGGAAGATTCTGGAGCGCAACTCTGGTCACGGCTCCCCATATCTCATCCTGACCGATGCAGGCAAACGGGTCACGGCCGCGATGCTTCGCCATCGCTGGGACGATGCCAGGGAGGACGCAGTGAAGGAAGCAGTTGCCGCAGGTGACCAGGCCCTGGCCGGCCGTATCAGCCAATTCCAGTTCCGCGACATTCGCCCTAAAGCGGCCTCGGAAATCACCGATGTCGACCACGCCAGCCTGCTACTCGGCCATACCAAGGGGGACATTACCGAGCGGGTTTATCGTCGAGTTGGAGCCTTGGCGAAACCCACTAAATAA